TTTTCGCATCACCACAACGCTGGATGACCAGTCGGCCTAAGGATCGATTCTAGCAAATCTCGCCGAGTAAGTGCAAATGCATTCTGATCTCATTTAGCCCCGACCGCCGCCTAGACGCCTTGAGAATCGTTCTCAAAAACAGAACCGGCATGGGAAACGGCCATGTTCCTAGGAACATAGCGGGACAAGGGTTTCAAACCCCTCCAAAACAGCCCATCCTACGTTCCTAGGAACATCGGAATGCGGTCACAAAAAATTCCGGACGTTCCTAGGAACATAATTTGCGGTCATGAAAATTTCCGGTGTTCCTAGGAACAAAAATGTTGACACTAAAAATTTTCGAGCCGTCAACAAAGCACGTTGGCATGAAAATTTTCGGCGCCCTCCGTCGTCTCCAAACTCCTCGTTTACCCCTACTGAAGACGGTATTACAGTACATTGCCGACCACACATATTCTCTCTCATTCCGTCGTTTTGTTCCTAAGAACATACACGCGGCGCCCTATAGTTCGTCTATACGCTACTGTATAGATTCCCCCTTTTATGTTCCTAGGAACGACTGAAATGTAGATAACAAAAAAGGCTATGCGGTTTCATTCGCATAGCCTTTTATCAGCAGTATCATCACAGCGCTTCAGAAAGACCCGAGAACCGTAAAACTCGGGATTGATACTTGGAGGAAAGGAGCATCGGTTTTTGACCCTTTTAGCCCTGAGGCATCTTGCCTCGTACCATCGTCATGAAGTCTTTCTGAAGCGCTGTGGCAATTCGCACTATAGCACATAAATAGAATTCTCGCTACTTTTTGAACCAAACGAAAGTCAAACGATACCACCGCTCTCGGCACCGCCATTCCCCTCCTCCGACGATAGCCCTTCATAAACGCGTTATACGGGGCTTTTAAAGCATGGTTGGAGCATCCATACCACCCACACCACATAAACGCGCCAGAATGCGTTCTGGTGGCTCCTAGAGGCATTCCGCGTTTCTCGGCTCCCCTACCATATGTCTATAGAGCCTTATTTACACCCTCTAGGACGAATATCCCGCGTTTATAGCGCGTTTTCTAACACTCCCGCATGTGCAGGTACGTGCGGGCGCATATCGGTCTTCCTGATGCTCCATAGCCGGGGATAGAGGACTCCTCCGATAGCCGGTGGAAAAAAGACTTAGGTTTAGCCCCGAGATGAAAGACTTTGCCATGAGGAGAAAGACTTTTTTGCCCCGAGAGAAAAGACTTCTGTTTTGCCCATGGAAAAAAGACTTCATTGCCGCCGCATGGAAGACTCTGTTTTGCCCATACGTGAAAGACTCTTTTTGGGGTAAAAAGTGAATAAGTCTATTCAAGAAGAAAAAAGGGGAGGGAAGAGGAAAAGGGGGGATTATAGGGGGGATAAGAAGAAGGGAAGGAAAAAAAGTAAATAAATTTATTTTTAGGTTAACACCGTTTTTTCACGTCATGTGTATACGATTTCCTTACTTTTTCTTTAAAAATCAATGTTATCAAAAATCTAGATCTATCGTAAACCCTAATAGGGTTTCTACTAGTTTTTGTGTATTTCCGAGCCTTAAAGCTGGTTTGAACCGCCTTTGGCGGTTCTATTGGGTCTTTCAGAAGCGCGGAAGCGTTCAAAACTCAGTAAAACTAAGTAAAAACCCTTAGAAAAATGAGTTTTTAGAGTTTGGAATTGATTTGAGCCTCCTGCGGAGTCTCACAATGCGGTTTCGTTCCTAGGAACATCCAAGGACTCATCCTCGGAGTCTGCGACTCCTGCGGCGTTCCTAGGAACATACCCATCGCGGAAAAAGCAAGAACCATGCGGCTTCGTTCCTAGGAACAAGTGCCATATGTCCCGCCTTCGGCGGTTCCTGCCGAGGGTTGCCGTTTTTGTTGTTCCTAAGATACGTTCCTAATATATTTATATATAAATATATCGGAGACACAAAAAAGGGAGCCTCAGCTCCCTTTCCTGTTTGTCGCTTAAGAGGATCAATCCTCATCGGGATTGTATTTTTCTATCAGCTCCTCAAGCTGATGAGCGAACTCATCAAGCGAGTAATAATGCCCGGCTATTACCACCGTGCAAAAATCCACAACCATCGCGGATTTAACGCTTTCTTCCATTCGCAGGATTTCACCGTCGGAAAAATGATCTCGGAGAATGTCTAATTCCGAACGATTGTTAAACCATTCCGACTCTTCAAAAAACTTTGTGATTTCATCGAAATGCTTGTCATAAAACAAAGCATTGCAATAGGTCGAGACAAGATAGCGTCCAAAGCATCCGACGCCGCCATGTTCCATATGGTCGAGAATGCCGCGAACCTCATCGGCGACAACCATTGCATGGACAACCATGCACTTTACGTCGGGGCAGTTGTTGTACTGCGTGAAGTCAATATCAAGCGCTTCAGCGACAAGCTGAAGCAGTTCACTCGTTTCAAACGGGTTTTCGATGCTCATCGCGTCTTCAATGAATTGTTCAGCCATAGTGCCCTCCTTAGGCGAAGCTGTGAATCGTTTATCGATGAGGTAATAGTAACACAGTAGTCTATGTAATTGTAGGAACATCGAAGCATCTTAGAAACATGTGCTTTTAGGAACAAACTCCGTGTATACGAGGAGCGCGATTTTGTTCCTAGGAACATACAAAATCGGTTTGAGTGGTCGTTCCTAGGAACGATCAAAATGAACATTTTTGTTTATACGCGATGTTCCTAAGATGGATTTGACAAACAAAAAGGCCGCCTTTCGGCGGCCTAGGGATTACTCCTCTTCGCTGTAACAATCGTCCACTATGTCACGGCAATGTTTAATGATGTCCGCCAAACAGCGGCACGTCATCATGTCATTCTCAATCTGATCCTCAATTATTGCGGACATCGCGCTGTTTTCATCCTCATCTAGGAGGACGGGGAATTCTTTCGATACGTCCTCAAGAACGATCACATAAACCGCATCAGAGATATGCGGCATAACCCGCTCCATTCGTTCTTGTATCTCTGTTTCTGCGATCACGTTCCAAAGGTTAATTGGCGCTTCAGGCGCGTTTTCATTGATCCACTCTTCAACCAATTCGACATGATCGTGGATATAGGCGCGCATGTCGGAGTAGTAAATCAGCGGTGTTTCATAGATCGCACGATTGACCGTCTGAATCGTATCTTCCTGCGACTCTTTGTAGTCGTTTAAGGCATCATAGGCAATGATGAAATCAGGATTTTCTTTCTTGTCGGCAATCAAATCAGCAAGTTTCTGCATAAGGCAGTTCTCCAAACAAACAAGTTACCCCTCATCGGGATTGGCTAAATGTTAACACATAGCCGCATGTAGTCGTAGGAACATAGCGCCTTCTTAGGAACGTATTTTAGGAACATGATGCTTTCGCGGCGCCAACATCCGTCGTTCCTAGGAACGATATAAATTCCTTTGTTCCTAGCAACTTAGATGACAACCACCACTTCCGTTGTTCCTAGGAACATCATGACTTGTGTCGCATGTTCCTAAAAAAGACATGTTCCTAAGATTTCATGTTCCTAAAATATGTTCCTATCATTAATACATAGAGTATGGTATTATTGCTGTATCGAAAACCAACCGCCTTAAGGAGGGCTGTTATGAATGTCGAATTCGGCGAAATGATGGAATTGGACACGGTCAGTGGCGAAATGCGCGTGATGTACTGCGCGAATTGTCAGGCTGAAAGTGAAGACGGTAATTGGTACTCGTTCGATTTCGTACCTCTCACCGGTGAAGTGGTGTGGGATTACAACGGCTATGATGAATTGCCGAGTGACCTTTGGATTGCTGAAAGTGAAATATGCTGTATGGCGCATAAGGCGAATATAAAGGCATACTATCTCGGGTCAGACGGCAGACCTTTTATCGCACGTGAGCTTATTAATGGTAGTACGGGATACAAGTACTATAGTTTCTTCAATGAATTTGAAGGTTATTTCGGTACTGAAATGGATAGGTTTTATCAGTTCGATTACATCGAACAAAGTAAACCTATTTCATACAGCGAATACTTAGACGCTGTAATGCGCCGTTACATCTAACAGAGAGGCCGCCAATTGGCGGCCTTTTTGTTTGTCCTATCTCATCTTAGGAACATACCTACCCTCATCCCTATTGCCACGTTCCTAGGAACATATTTGTTTTGGACGTTCCTAGGAACATATCCGCGACCCATACCCACGATGCCGCATGTTCCTAAGATTGACATGTAAAGTTCGTATGTTCCTACAATTACATTAGGCTGTGTGCTACTATAACCATATCGATAAACGATTGCCTAATGGAGGGCATTATGAGGCTTGTTGAGCTTGAGGACGGTCACATCTGTCAGTGGTATATCCCGTATCTTATCTACTCTGATCCCTCAGGGATGGAAGAATGGGAGGTCAAATTAGTTGACAAGTGGTATGACGCCATTCAAAAGCGTCATCCTAATGAAAACATTTACATCGACTATATCGTCGATGAGGAGCATGAGGCCTATTTCGGGCGCGATGCCGTGAGCGGTCTTATGGCTGATGTGTACGACTATAAGGTGTACGCTACTTACCCTAATTAAAAGGGTATCTCTCTGAGTTGATGACGACAGGCCGCCTATTGGCGGCCTTTCTTTTGTCTGCGTTTCCGATGTTCCTAGGAACATCCAAAACAGCCTCCTAACGCTATGTTCCTAGGAACATAACCGCAACCCCTCCCTCGCGTCTCGCATGTTCCTAAGATGTTTCGATGTTCCTACAATTACATTCGTTTATGTTTTACTATTACCTCATCGAACAACGAACCCTAAGGGAGGGAAAACATGTTTACGACTAGTTTTGTTTCACACCTTGAGCCGCGATATGACAGCCGCAAGTCTTTCTACGGAAAGGCTATCGTTAAGCAGAAGAACGGTATTATCGTTCTTCAGTCTTACGAGACTGATGTAGCCGCCTTCAATCCCGAAAGCGGTAAGATGACCCTCTGCGCTTATGCTTCCGCCTATTCGAGGACTACTTGCCGTCACGTGTGGGAATTCATGCGGCAGATCGATGAGGCTAATAAAACTCATCTTTGCGACTTTTACAGCAATTGGATGATGCAGAAGAGTAAACGCTCATTTGCGGGTTTCTGCCGCGAATACTGCCACGAATACAGCTGTAAGGATAAGCCTATCGGATAAACATAAGCCTCGCTAAGAAAGCCGCTATATAGCGGCTTTTTTGCGTTTACAGCGCATCTTAGGAACATGCGACCACCTACCCTAGGACGTTCCTAGGAACGCACCGGTGACGCTCTACATCGTTCCTAGGAACATGTCTGCGACCTGTCTTCCCTATGTTCCTAAGATCCACTAGAAAAGTTCGGATGTTCCTACAATTACATTAAGCTATGCGTTACTATTACCTCATCGAACAAATCAACCCGCTTTCTTTTTGGAGGTTCCCATGCGCGTTGTGACCATTACCCGTAACGTTTACAAGTACTCCGAACTCGGTGACGAATATGCGCGTGATAACGCAAAGGAGTACATCATCACGGATCTTATGCGCGATGAAGGCGACCGTATTGACATGTATTTGCGCGGCTTCCGTCATGCCATTGAAAAGCGTAAAGGCAATTCAATGGTTTTACAGAGCGACATGGATGCCATCTGTGATGACGCCTACTCCGAATACGCGGATGAATTTAAGCTTGTTTACAGCAAGCTTGTCCCTAGTCTTACCCCAAACCTTCAGAACCGCCTATACGCGGCTGATGCGGTTTACAAGGCATTCAGTGATTTCGTATGGTATCGCGTTGAAAACACGCCGCACACTGAAGAACAATTCAGTAGGTGTGCAGACAGCTACGGCATGGAATTCTTTGAGGACGGTCAGAGGTACATCTAACCTCTAACCGAAAGGGAGCGAAGGCTCCCTTTTTTGTGCCTCTTAGATACGTTCCTAGGAACGCCCAAAACAGGCTCCCTACATCCACGTTCCTAGGAACGTATCAGCAACCTATCGTTTCCGCATGTTCCTAAGATGGTTTCCATGTTCCTAAGATGGTTTCCATGTTCCTACAATTACATTCGTTTATGTTTTACTATTTCCTCATCGGAAAACAACTCCTTTCTCTTTTGGAGGTACTATGACTTGCTTTTATCATCTTGCCGAACTTGATGGCGATAAGCGCACCAGGGCGATTAACCACATGGAATGTATCATGGGAGAACGCGACGCCAAGAAAGCCGAAGACTCTCTTAACAAGGCATTAACTTTCATGAAGATGCGCTGTCTGGGTTGGGTTCAGCGGGATTACGTTGAACAATGGATTCGATCTATCAACGATGAATTCTCGGACTTTTTCCTTCGCTATGCATGTATCATGTCGAAAGAAAATGAGGATGGATGGATCAAAGCAGATAACGTTTATCGGGACTATGTTCAGTGTGTCAATGACTACCTCGAAACGATCACCTATGAGGAGGATGAGCTGATTAAAATATCCGATGAGATGAGCATTCTCTTTGATGAGAATGGTAATCCTAAGGATTGCAACCCGTCCGATAAGCACTAATCCCGCAAAGAGGAGCCGCAAGGCTCCCCACTCACTAGGAGTTAAATATGTCCTGCTATGTCAAAAACCTGAATCCCGATTTCGGTGACGCTATCCTATTCGACTCCTTTGAGGAGTACGAAACGGCAGTGAAAGAACTCTGCAAGCAGTGGGCTGTGAAATGCCTGAACTCGTAGAAGGCGAAGACTACGTGATTATCGAAGAAGAATAACTGAAGCGGGAGCCGCAAGGCTCCTCTTTTTTATGTCTGCTTCAGTCGTTCCTAGGAACATCCTCATTGTCCACGTTCCTAGGAACATAACATGCAAGCCGTCGGATGTTCCCAAGATAGCCCATACGTTCCTACAATTACTCTAGGTTATGTGTTACTCTATCCTCATCGAACAACTTTCCATGGAGGATTGAAATGCAATACTCTGAACTTCCGACCGATGCTATCCTGACGGCTAGAAAATGCCTTCTCTGCATGTATATGGAGGGGGTAGCCGCCGAGTACGAAGACTGTGGCGAAGACTTTTTCAACCTCATCAGAAAGGCTCCTCTGAATGCCTATGATCTGGTCGAATACGCACGCATCAAAGAATACTGCTATGAGTGTGGAGAGATCACAAAAGAATTTTGGCAGTGGTTTGATGAGGGTTATGGCTACAGGAGAGAGGGTTACTCTTCGACGGCTATATGTTCTCTCTTCTGCGACTTTATGGCAGAAAAACTTACTGCCATAGAAGAGAATACGGAGATTACAGAAGAGTTCGCGCAAGATTTAGCCTTCTGCTACAACGCCGACTTTAACGAAGACGGATACATGACGAACATGTAAGGGATGGGGCCAAGAGGCCCCATTTTTATAGCCTTTCCCACGTTCCTAGGAACAACGGTCACCGCTACGTTCCTAGGAACAACGGTCACCGCTACGTTCCTAGGAACATCCCCAGCAGCCGCTTTGCGGTATGTTCCTAGAATGCGGATGTTCCTAAGATTTCCCTATGTTCCTAAAAAAGTTGGCGTGTCCCCACAATTACATAAAGTTATGTGCTATTATTACCTCATCGATCAACCGAGCATAAGGAGGCTCAAACATGAAACACTACGAATATCTTTGTGATGAGGATGCTTTCTGCATCCTCGCATTGCTCAAGGCTATCAAGGCTTCGGGCAAGGTTACTCATATCAAGTATGAAGACCCCGAATGTGAATACGATCCTATAACCTTCACGGTCGATCAGATCGATGAATTCATGGATAACGCCGACGGTGGGTTGGAAGAGTTTGATATTGGCCTCTATAACAGAGACTGTGCGGGTAACGAAAAATACCTAGGTGGTTTTTATATCGTTCCCGACGGCGACTATACGACGATATGCGACTATGTTGCTAATGATCTTTGCGAGTCTATAGCGGCTGTAGCTGACGCCGAGATAGACATGGAAGAGAAAAGAACGAGATATATGAGATAAACCCTAAGCCGCCGAAAGGCGGCTTTTTTGTTTGTCAAATCCATCTTAGGAACATAGCCCTGCCCCCATCTTAGGAACATAGCCCCCCTGCCCTCGGCTTCGTTCCTAGGAACATAATCAACGTCCTGGTTCCTAGGAACATGTGGGTTGATTCAAAAAATGGCCGCCTATTGGCGACCACTGTCTACCCTCCTCAGAGGCGATTACTTTTAGCTAATTCCGACAGTTCAGCACGGATATTCGGTGCCGTAAGACGCGTGACATAGTTGGACGCCTCGCTGTTACGCACGGCTTGCATCAGGCCGGATCGGCGAACACCTAGAATCGGGTAATAGGCGCGCATCCAATGGGCGCGAAGTTCAGACTTCCAACGCCGACCGTAGGCGTCTGCATAGTTGCATAGAGCCGCCATAATCTCACGTGAATCGTCTTCGGAAAAACCGAAGGAACTGAGTTTTTCGATGATCGTCGCCATAGATTAATCCTCCTCATCAAATTCGTCCGCGTCTTCCCATTCAGCCTCTTCAGCCTCTTTCTCGTTTTGTTCGAGAATGCCGTTGAGTTTGATCAGTTCCGTAACGATTGCCTGTACTTCTCTCGGCAGTCTTCTGAAACTTCCATATCCGCCATCTGTATCGTTATCCCATTCGAATTCGTCAGGGATTTCATTGTCAATGACTTCGACAGTATAGCGCCGAGTCTCTTCGCCTTCTGCATTGAAGCGACTAAAGGTCACTTCATCAAGGCAAAGGCAAAAGCCTTCAACCGATCCGCCTCGACTGTCCACTACCGAGTTTTCAAGCTCCTCAATCCGCTTTTCAATGTCGGCGATTTGTTGTTCCGTGAGCATTGGAACTCCTCCTTTCAAGTTGCTGATGTAAGGATGCTAAATCATGGTTTCATGTATTTGTAGGAACATACAGGCTTTTTAGGAACATAGGAAACGCACACCAAGATGTTCCTAGGAACAAAATCATTGTCCGCGTTCCTAGGAACGTATCCAAGAGGATGAAACCTTATGTTCCTAAGATGAGGCAGCAAATAGGTCGAAACATGCAGCATGGCCGCCTTTCGGCGGCCACTTTGTCAAGCATAGTGACATATTCCATCTTCAAAACAGCTTATTCCCCCATGGAAGCAAACCTGATCGGGGTTTGCCACTCTAAGTTCCGATCCGTCCGCGAACGTGAAGATAATTGACGAATCGATTGACTGCGGACAGGTTTCGCGTTCACTTACGGAATTGTCACGGCAATACCGAACGATATTTGCCCACGTCGGCTCGACAACGCGCCCATCGTCTTCGCGTTCGACATAGGGCTGAACTTCCTTAAGAATGTTTTTGGCGATGCTCATTGTTTTCTCCTTTATGGGGCTTTTCAGCCCCGTGTCTGATTAATTAAATTTCAGCGAAGCGACGCGCCATCGCTTCAAAGCTATCAACACCAAGATGCTCAAACATCATCTGAGCATTCTTGCGGTAAACGGCTTCAATCTCAGCCGCAATCTCGTCCGAGAGTTTGCCGTCATTGATGATTCGACCCGAACGGTCGAAATAAGCTGTCACGTTACGGAAACCCACGCGGCCGCTAATCCAACGCTGACCGAGATGAATTCTATGGGGCTTGAAGTTCGACATGCTGTGTCTCCTTTGTTGAGCCATGCGGCTCGTTTATCGATGTGGGTATATTAGCACATAATCTAGTGTATTTGTGAAGGCATACGAACTTTTTTTAGGAACATAGGAAATCTTAGGAACATAGGGAACGCTCTCCGAGATGTTCCTAGGAACATGCTCGCTTACATCGTTCCTAGGAACATAATCAGCGTCCTCGTTCCTAGGAATATCCCAAAAGACTCAACCCCCACGTCACTAGGAACAACCACGTTCCTAGGCATATTCTAGTTCCTAGGATTATCTCACACAGAGACAGAAAGGCCGCCTTGCGGCGGCCTCCCCACTAGAGCCTCGGCAGGTCTGCTACCCCTGCCTCATCGTTCACCCTCTTGACCTCCTCATCCGTCATGACTCTGAGTACCTTCATGTTGCCGCCGATGATCCAACAGCCTGTCATGTTCGGATTCGTTTTGTACCTGTAGCATCCGCCGTAGGGCACTTGGTCGATCTCTGCATGTCCTGCAACAAATCTCCCCTTGCCGTTGTACCCTCTCCGAGTGGCTTCGGTCTGCCAATCCACATCGGCCGCCATCTCCACTTCAGCCCACACCTGATCGGCGGGTCTGTAGTTCGGTCTCTTCAGCTTCGGGTCTGTCTTGCCGCCTATGTGGGTGGCTATCGGCAGATCCCCTGCATGGAAACCCGGGCGGTAGTGAAGGCCACCTAGCCTTGATTTCACCTTGCCATCCTGCCTCCTCTCTCCTGCTTCTGCCGTGAGCCACACCCCTACGGGGATCGGCTTGTTGGCGAGAACGTAGAGCGGGTAGAGTTTGTCGCCTTTCACTCGGAAGAGTTTGTAGGCTCTGATCGTCTTGTTTGGTACTGTCATACAGCCCTCCTGTTGTTCGATACAGAAAGGGTAGCACATAGGCTAATGTAGTTGTAGGAACATGCAAACTTTTTTAGGAACATGCAGAGCCGTACAGTTCAACCCCACGTTCCTAGGAACATATGAATAGCCGCCAAGTCTACGTTCCTAGGAACATCCAAAAAGACCCAACCCCTACGTTCCTAGGAACAAAGAATCAGGCCGACCTCCCCACGTTCCTAGGAACATACACGCGGCGCCGAACGCCACGTTCCTAGGAACAAAGAAAGTTGACGATAAAAATTTTCGGAGCCATGTTCCTAGGAACAAATTGTTGACGCTAAAAAATTTCCACGTTCCTAGGAACGAAGTTTCTGACAGTAAAAATTTTCGGGGCTATGGGCTATGTTCCTAGGAACAAATTCTTGACACCAAAAAATTTTCCCCAAACATAAAGCCGAGGCATCAAACCTCGGCTTTATAGCAACCGTCTGGGACGTTCATCGAACAAACCGTCTAATGGAGGGCAGGCAAGCCATTGGTTGCCTTTGTCTTGCCAATCCCGCCCCAGATCAGCCTGATGCGGTTAGATCAGGCTTCTGTTCTCTATATAGAGATCTTAACATCCTTATCCGCCAATAGGTAGGAACAAACACATTCTTTCTTCTCTATAGGGGAATCAATCAAAAACCTATGTACTTCTCACACCCTATATCTATGGTCTTTTAAGACTAGAAAACCCTGTATCTTGGGTTATTTTGTAGCTTATAAGTTAACGAATACTAGGTATTGTGATTGAAAAAGCCTCAAAACCCCAAAACACAATATATTGTGGTTTTGCTTTCTTTAACCTCGGGGATTTTTGATGACCACATACTATATATTGTGTTTCGCCATGTTCCTAGGAACGTAGATTTTGTATCTTATAAGTTGAATGTTCCTAGGAATATGTATTAAACCGCACTTCAGGTCACTTGTTCCTAGGAATATGTGGCGTTCCTAGGCTTTTAACCACTGTGTTCCTAGGAACCATCACCATCTCTATAGAGAGACAATAGAGACATAGAGAGACAGTAATAAAGAAAGGATGAGAACAAGGCGGCTTCGCCGCCTATGTTCCTAGGAACAAATATAAGATGATTTTGAAAACGATTCGTTCCTAGGCTTTTAAAAATGGTAATTGGTAAATTCCGATAGCCGGGAATTCAAAGACTTGGTTTTGCCGGTGGAAAAACGACTCGTATTGCCGGGAAGAAAAAGACTCATTCCTAGGAATAAAATTGCCAGAAAATCAAAGACTTCATTGCCGGTGCTTGGAAGACTCGTTCCTAGGATTATGTGGATTGTGTTGAGGAGCTACCACTATAGTGGTATGAATCTAATCATTATGTGTTAGATTTCTACCACTTTGGAGGTAGTATTAATTTGTTTTCATTCTAATTTGTTGTTTTTCCGCCACATCTTATATTACTGTTTTTATCAGAACTTTTTTAAGACCCTTATTACTGTCTCTATCCAACCCTATTACCACCTCTATACGACCCTATTACCGTCTCTCGGATCTTTATCACGACTCCTCTCCGACCTTTATTACCGCTCTCTTCATAACCCTATTACTGTTTCTCTCTGATCCTTATTACTGTCTTTCTTGCCTATCTATAACCGTGTCTCTTAAGACTCTTGTTGATGGTTCTTGTTTGCTGTTTTATTATTGTTTTCGGTCTATGGTTTATGTGTTTTATAATTCATGATATCTCTGTTTTTCGGGTTTTGGGTTGACTTTATTCTTTCCGCGATCTGTTTGTTAATCGTGTTTCTTTCGTTGTTTTTGATTAGTCGTCATTGACTGTATCCATTGCGGCAGTAAGGTTTTAGGTGTTTTTGTCATGTTTTGGGATGTCTTTAGTTTCTTTGTTGATTTCGGTTTGTTCGTTCTTGCCTTCACTTTAGGTTTGTTGTTTTTGGATTTTTGTTTTTACGTTCCTTTTGTGTTGTTTTGCTGTCTTTTTTGATGATTGATTTTTGATCATGTCGTTTCTTGTTTGGCTCTTGTTTTTTGTCGGCTGTGCCTATCTTTTTGTTTGTCTCTTGTTGTGGATTCAGTTAGTTATTGAGGACGTTTTATGATCGACGTGCTTTTCGTTTTTTGTGTTTTGGTGGTTATTCTTTGGTGTTTGTCTGACCCCTTTAATCCTGTCTAATTTGATTTTAATCAAGTTGCGCTTTTTAATTAAAATGGTGGTTTTGTGGTATTTTTCCACTTGATGGAAATGGAATTTTTGAATTAGGGTTTATACCTATATTTGTAATTTGGCAAAAGAAAACCCTCGGAAGTTTTTGGTGTTTTCCGAGGGTTTTTGTGTTTGTTTGGATAGTGCTTTTGGTATTTATTCGTCTATGTCTTCTTGGTAGTCCTCAAGGTGATTAGCTTCTGCTTCTTGTCTGATCTTTTCTTTGAAGCGGATTAGCCATTCTGATTTGGGGCTGTTGTCTTGATCGATGATTTCTTCTTCGTGGGTAGTGTCGGTCATTTGTTTTCCTTTTGTTTTGTGTTTTCGTTTTCAACCTTGACGGAGTATCTCCGTGCGTCTTCGAGTCTTTCGAAGAAAATAGCATTCATTCTTAGCGACGCGGCGTATTGCTCAAGTCTGCAAGCCAATTTATGACACTGATAGGCGTTGATCTTTCTTTGTAGATATTTGACTTCGCTAATAAGATCATCACAGGATTCGTTGACTATGTTTTGCCGAATTTCCTTCTCAGAAACGTATTCTTTCGCGCTGATGTAGTTTTTCCGTTTGTCTACCTTTGATACGTTCGGGAAGAACTTCGCAAAGGGCGTTTCTTGCTGAAGCGACAGATACCCGCAATGTACGCCTTGAATAGGATTGCAAATGAGAATGGTCGATCCATCTTCATAGGTGCAAAGGATTTCGCTTCTTGATAGTTCATTCGCGTCTGTGGCCTTAGCGATGAGATATTCAACGATCTTGCTCCACGTCGGCTCAACGATCCTCCCCATATCCGTGTGTTCCATATAGCCTGCCACGTCGTGGTAAAGCGTTTTAGCGATTGTCATTTTGGTGTCCTCCTTTATGCCATGACAGTTACTCGTGAGAGTTTTGTTTGCTTGTATCCGCGAGAATCGTCGTGCGCCTTGATCGTTGCTTTGATCTTGGCCGTCGTACCAATCTTCAAGCCCGTGTATTCAGGATTGTGGTCGGTTATCCAAACGAGAGCGTTCTTAGCGGTGTCATTGAGGATGTAGACCCACTTCTGAATCGTTCCGCCGTAATAGTCGAAACGGTTTTCAGTCTCGAAGTTCGTTACGCGGCTGACTTCGATTTCCATCTCTTTGCGTTCGCCTATCGTGCCGACGTATTCGGAAGCCTGAAGTTCTTCCTTACGCTTGTTGTAGGCGGCTACCTCTTCGGGATGCTCATCACGCCACTTCTGAAGGTTAGCCTGTTTTCTAGCCTCTTCCTTGGCTTCCTTGCGGGCGGCACGACGTTCGGCTTCCTTGGCCTTCTTAGCGAGATATTCAGGCGTGTATTCCTTGATGGTGTGGATGAAAAGACCCGTACCATCACATTTGAAGCACCGACCGCCGTCAACATAGTGATAGAAGGGAATCCAACCCGTACCGCCACACTTCGGGCATGCATCTTCCTGATAGTAATTCGTACCGTTCTTGTCGGTTCCTATGTAACGCTTCGTCATAATTGACTCCTCAGCGGATTGTTGTTCGATACAAGTACAATAGCACATCACCTATTGTATTTGTAGGAACATAACAAATTACTTGCTATCTTGGATGAGAGACTGCCCTGTTCGGTTTTGTCGAGTTCATCCATTCTGATACCCCTCTAAAATTGCTTTGGCTTTGAGAAGTTGATCGGCGTCGAAATATCCAAAATGGCAGTCTTTGACCGGGATGCCCATTTTGCCTGCAAGCCACTTATACATGGCGCTTCGTTCTTCGTAGGTATTCCATCGCGAATCGAACAAGTCGTGACATTCCGCCCTAAGCCATCGCATTTCAACATCCGCCAGGATGCCGAGGGCATCCTTTGGTCTGTTTTTATGCGTACCGACATAGGCACCGCAGGCTACGCATAAATAAGCGTATCCGCTCACGAATCTCCGGCCGTAAATATCTGCGTTGGATACGTATTTGACCCGTCCACCGCAGAGGTTGCAAATTGTCGGCCGTTTGTTCATTTTCCTTTTCTCCTTTAGTCTTTTAGCTATACGCCTCGAAGCCATCAGCCGCGAGCGGGAGGACGTCCGCCCATGCGGGCATATCCTCCACACTTCGGGCATGCATCTTACTGATAGCACATCGTCTATTGTGCTTGTAGGAACATAACAAATTACTTGCTATCTTGGATGTCTTCAATCCTGTAGAGAAGATTCTGAAGCTGACGGAACTTCAGCGAGATGTCGTCCATAACCTCCATGACGGCGGGGATATTGGTGTGTTCGCCTTCGATCTCAAAGGCAATAGCCGCAAGCATGCCGTTGATCTTTTGTGCCGCCTCCACGGCCTGTTGGCGTGTGTTTTTCTCAAAGTTGTCCATTTACTCTTCCTCGTTTTCGATGATCTTGAAGGCAATGATTCCCGCCAAGCAGTTCAGATTGGCAAGAGACTTGTACTCGTTTTCTGCGTATCTTTCAATGATTCGGAAAGCCGTCTCGTAGTCACCCTCCATTACATACTCCTTGACCTTGTGGATCATACGCAAATCGGAATCCGTCAGGATTTCCTTGGAGTTTTCAATAGCCTTAAGAATCACTGAATTTGACTTTTCATTGTTCACCTGTCAGCTCATTACGCATATTAATAAGTTTCTTAAGAGCGTCACAAAGACTGACGTTCACCGTGACCTTTTCGCCTTCTGCAACGATCTCTAGTTCAGCGTTATCGTCGGCGCCCGCCTCAATAGCCATGCAGATCTGTGCGATAAGCTCATCTAACTTTTCGATTTCTTTATCTTTTTCCATTATTTACTCCAAAGAAAGAGGTTCAACGAACCTCTAAGACGTAGTGAGGATTCAAAGTCTCGTCCTCTGCGGGCAAGAAAATACGATCACGACCATAGTTAACCCTCAGGCGATAAACCTTGCGAACCTTTCCTTCATCGCGTGTCATGATCCTTGTTGACCCGCCGACGTAGCGTTCGCGCCAACATTCAAATGAGTTTGATCTGATACAGGTGTCCGGCAGATTGAACGGAAAAATTTCAATATGACAGGCGGCACAGTCGGATGGGCGCTTCGCGGCTTCAGATTGGTTCCTGACCCTGACGGTATTTGAATGCGCGGCAGATCCTGCAATCATCACCCCAGCGGCGGCTCCACCACCGACGACAGCGGCGGCAGATGCGAGACCTGGAATAATGGGAATAAGGCAAATAGCGAGAAGTAGTTTATTCATATCAATACTCTGCGTCTTCGTACTCGGCAACGAGATCCTCTAAGCGGTTCGCATTAGCGTGCAAATCTTCAATCCAAAAAAGAATTGCCATAATGTCGATACCATCTCTGTTGTCCGCCAAACTATCGGCGTCTTCTCCGATATCTTCAATGATTTGCAGAATTTTCTTTTCAATCTGTGCCTTATTCATATCATTCGTCCCGTCTCAAAAAAGTATCTACGCATGATCCTCTCTGCCATCTCTGAAGAGAAGTCCTCTTTTATACCTGTAAGGTCGTATTCTCGTGACTCTCTGTCTGCGTAAACGACCGCAACAAACCTTCCGCGAAAACTGCATAGTGCGACCGTGTAGTCTTTTAGGCTTCCTTCGCCGTCGGGCATGCCGTCGAAGACGAATTCGACTTTAGTCATGCGACAGGTCAATTTCGTCTCCGAGGTTATCTTGTGCCGCTGAATCTGTTGCCACTTGGTTTCGGCTTTGAACCACGCATTCGCGTCATCTGTCGCTTTTTTGATAGCACTTGAGAAAACGATAGCGTCATGCGGCAGGAGATCCATTTGCCCTCTTATGCATACTTCGCTACCCTCACGGAACACCATTCGGTACTCGTGTTCGTAAGCGGTGTCGTCCTCGCTACCGAGAGAGGCATAGTCTTGACTGTACGGAATCCCACACAGAGCCTCGATTTCTTTGTTGTTAGGATCAAGCCACGTCATCTCAGTCCTCCATCTCATCCATGCTTTCAAGTTCTTCGAGATAGGTTTCGATCCAATTAATGTCATCTCGGAGTTCGTCGACTACAAGCAACATGTACTGGACGTCAATACCGAACCTCAAGTCGTTAAGTGACGACGCGGTATCTTCAATGCTCTCAGCAAGTCGCTTAATTTTTTGTTCGAGTTCTTCTCGTTTCATTTCAGTCCTCCCACGGACGGAAGCGATCTACGTTGCGCACGCCATATCCGCATTGATCAATCCATCGCCCATCCTCAATATATTTGGCCACGTTCCTCTCTATTTCGCCGTCCAGTCGGTTGACAAACTCGCACCGCATCCACTCGCCTACAGGGGGAGTAACCGACGGAAACTCATTCCAATCATTTGGCGTGTACTCAGGCACTTTCTCAATTACACATGCATTGATATTGAAGCCGACATGGACGACCCCAAGGTTGATGTTTCCGCTCTCTAATGAGCGAGAGAACGATCCTCCGCTGATGGCATCCATCCTCTGCTGAAGTTCTTTGTCAGTAAGTCTCCATTTGGTCATCAGAAATTTCCCTCCGCACATTGCAAGCAGGTAACTCCTTGCTTGCGATACATGTCAACGCATTGCTTGCGGTCTTCGACGGCAAACAAAATTTGGTAGTCGAGATCTTGTAGTCTCTCAAGCGCCTCTCTTTTGATCACGTAGTCCTGACGGTGATCTCCGTCTTTTCTCATGATCAGCTCAAAGTTGTTCTCATCTTTCATGGCAGGTATCGTCTCCCTGAGCCATTTGATCGTCATGTCACGATACTTCTCAGGACGGCCAGTGACGAAGACAATTCGCACAGGCTGAAAACTGCAAGCAGATGCATAAAACGCGCAAAGATGACAGATCGGCTCGATCGGCTTGTCATCCCCCATCGCTTCATAAAATGCGTCCCAATCCTTATGGACTTGCTGAACATATCGGACACGATGGGTAATGTCGGCAAGCGTCCCATCAATGTCGAAAATCACTGCATTCATATTGTTTTCCCAAATCGCCGCAGAATGCGGCACGAGTCCATATTACACATAAACTAAAGTAAATTGTAGGAACGTAGCATCATTCCGTCTGTCTAATGGCGTCCTCTATCAAACCGTCAATATCCGAACAGCTCGCCATGATCTCTGCAACAACTGCTCTGTATACCTTCAGCCTTCGGTTGATGCGAAGCACATCACCGCTTTCTTTGCATTCCTCCATATCCTCAGAAAAAGAATTCGACAGTGCATAAATCAACGTGTCGAGATACCCTAACTCTTCTTCGATATCTCGAATGTTTTCTTCCTGTTTTTCCTGCATTTTTACTCCCTCGGAATATTGAACAGAGTATCGAATGTCACCATGACTTTGACTCGCTTGAAGTCTTCAAGCCCTTCGTGTTCGTAGTCCTGTACTTCGATTGCTTCGGCCTCAGCACCGTCTGAAACAAGATACTGAATGACCGACGCAATATACTTTTCAGCGGCTTCTTTGACGGCCTCATTGCCGAGCTTATCGGTCTTGTAGAATGCCGTTCCGCCCTTGTTGCGAATACCTACTTGGCGTGTTTCCATTAGTTAACCCTTTATTGAATATTTGAGACAAAAGAAATCTGTTTTCCGTCGTACTGAAAAGGATCAGGCATACAGCCGCGACGCTTGCTTTCGATCTCTGCCCATTGCGTCACATAGTCAACCGACGGATTCCATGACGGGTGATAGACGTTCCACCTCATTGTTGACAGATCCAAGCTACCAGCTGACATCACCTGCACCGGCCATGTCCCCTTTCCGCTGTAATGCATAAAAACAATCAGCACATCACGACTGCTGTTAGGCAGAATTTTTGACGCTCGAAACCACACGGCTTCGGTTACGTGCGCACCTTCCATCAATACCCCATCTGATCGTTGTAGTGGTCATACCATGCGGCAAAAGACAGAATCGCAACGACAAGCCACAGCGCCCAAATCGCACCGACAATCGTCATCAGCAATGATGTATCGACTGCGCCGTTGTTCGCATTGTCAATAAAGATAACCGACACGATCATCATGATGATCGACACATAGTCACCCATCTGATGGTATGTCTGCTTGGCCGCATACTTTGCCGCCGCTTTAGCTCTGATGCTGAAGAATTTCATAGTCTCCTCATATGTAGATGGTTATTTACATGCTCTCAGCTTTCTCGAATGAGTCTCTGGTCTGCATGTCTATCGTTGACTCGTAGTTTTCTTGGATTTTTAACTCCATCAACAACCTCTAGTATAAGTAGTTTTCTATCTATTTTGTTTATCATAGCAACTTTCATCACGCATAGATGGGTTTTAGCGTTTGTTCCTACACTCCCGTCTATGCTTTCGTAAAATTGAAGCAAACATATCGGAGGGCTTATGTCTATTCATTTCACGCCAGACGAAATGCTGTACGCATTCCCGATCATGATCGCGGGTGTAATGGTCTGCTTCATATTCCTCAGCATCTTCGTGTTTGTTGTTACAGGTAAGTCTTTGCTTTGGCGGATCAACCACTGGCTCAAAACACCAACAGAGGCTCCGAAATGGCTCATAAACATGGATCCTGGTGTCCAAGTTAACAAGATCGCGGACAAATACCATGATCACTTTTACGATTTCAAAAAACTTTTTAAAGCAGAAGTCGAAGCAGGTAAATATGAGGACATGAATAATATTATTTATAACGGTCAATATACTATGTTCGACTTTGACAAACTATTTGATAGTGACGATTATCTGAAAGTGAAAATAGGATGGGCATATTGCACAGATAACCCCAGTTCAATTGTTCCTGCTTGGTATTTTTACGAAAACGGTAAATGCTATCTTGCCGATACATACAGGATGTGCGATGCAAATGTATACATTTTGTTTTTAGCAGGAATTTACGAAAAGCCAATGTATAGGACTTATCGGAAATATCACAAATACATAATTTATCCATAACACAAAGCCCCGATGTTTGATCATCGGGGCTTTTATTATTTCTGCTTCAAGCAGTTCTGTGCGTGTGTCAGTATCAATGACGATCTGTTGGGCATTGAGTAATACTTGTTCTTCTTCGGGACGATCATCCGCAAAAGCCTGAACATCGTGATAACCTGCGACGATTCACATTTGCTCGAATTCTTTGCATAGCCCTCCTTGACAAGACGGTCAAACAGATTTCCTTTTGTTCCCACGGACAAAAACCCGTCTGTCTGCAAAAGATCCAACGCAATCCTTATCGGCTTATTTTTTATTTCTCCATAGCCTATGTCTGACAGAAAAGCCAACGCTCTGTCCTTGATCCTCTTTTGCTTCCATATCGGCGAATCCAAGTCGACTTCATCTTCCTTGTCGTATTCCATTTTAAGAAGAGCGCGGCAAGGAAGACGATGCAGGAGAACCGCCATATGACCTTCTGATTCGCGTGTGACGCGACTGCTTTTCTCGTAGGACATCATTTTGATGCCGACAAGATCGTTAAGATTCAAAAGGTCTAGCATGACGCCTCCTTACTTACCTGTACTGCCGAAACCCCCTTCTCCACGTTTGGTCTCGGTCAGCTCTGCAACTTCTTCATAGCTGACTTCAATGTTTTTTTCGATAATCAGTTGGCAGACTCGCTCGCCAGGAACGTACTTGTCACCACCCTTTAATCGGTAGAAAATGGCGCAGATTTCGCCGCGATAATCGCTGTCGATCAGACCTACGCCATTTGCCATGACAAGCCCCGTCTTATAGATCGAACTGCGGGGATGAAGTTTCCCGCAATAGCCCTCAGGAATCTCAACAGCAAGGCCAGTTCCGTATTTGATACGCCCATCAGGGAGTTCGGTTTGGGACGTAGCAACAAGGTCATATGCGCCTGATCCCGCAGTAGCACGGATGGGATCGTGGGCAGTGTTATCGAGCTTCTTAAACTTAATAATCATTGTTTTCTCTCGTTAGGTTTGATTTGGTTAAAGGGAGTCATGACGCTGTTCTCGTTGAAAAAGCCCCAATCGGCTATACGAAAGAAACAGCCCATCATGGCATTTACGTCATAGTCTGCGGCGTGTGCTTCTTTCGGGTTGTAGAGGACATCACAAGCCCAACAGAGTTCACCGAGTGTCGGATATTTGCCGTCAAAGCCCGCCCATCGGTTCTCTGTCATGGTGTCGTACACGAGGACATCAGGACACTCCACGCGGCATCTGCGAAACTCTTCCTTGAGAAACGGTGCGTCAAATCGAGCGTTATGAATGACAACAATGCTTGCCTTGCTGATGAGCTTCGCAAATTGTTCTGCCTTCTCTTCAAACTTCGGACAGCTCATCAGCTCTTCAATCGTGATGTGATGTACCGCCTGAGCTTTCGGATCGATCGGACGGCAAGGATTGAAGCGCATCGTGATGTTCTTCACAAATGAACCGTCATCCTTGTAGACGCCGCAACAGATTTCGATGATGCGGTCATCTCCTATTTTTAATCCTGTTGTTTCAAGGTCAAGACCGATAATCATCAATTTCTCCACATGTTATGAACGGTTGGCCGTATTTAGCAGCCGCTTTCGTGACAGCATTTGCATAACGCAAACGAGCATCATGCGGATCTTTGCCGACATAGGGGCGAGTAATCAACTCACCGTTCGACATCCACTTCGCGACGGCTTTGTTCTCGCCGCATGTCCAAGAAAAGCAAATCGGCGTCGTACCTGTAAGAAAAACAGCCGAGTAGACCATCTGCTCTTTCTTGAGATCATTCAAAATCGCATCAAGGATCTCCTGAAATTCAGAACGGATAAGACCCGCAACAGAAGACCAAATAGCCTCGACAGCCGCATGAAACTCAATCTTACTGATCTCGCCCATCTTGTATCGGGCGGTTATCGTTGACAAGGTTTCTATCACTTTTCTATTCAATTCTTCAGTGATATCAGTTGGATCGTAGTGTGTCATCATTCCCTCTATTAGATAGTTGGTTATCTACTATTCATTGAATTCTTGACCCCATATGTGGTTCATGACGGCTGACGTCCAAAACTCATCCATCTTTTCACAGCGGTAGTCAAGATCCAAAATATTCCTGTCCATCACTCCAATGTTAGGTGTCAGATCGGCATGAATGTCCAAAATTTCGCTCAGATCTCCAAGTAACAAAGTATTGAGATGATTGATGAATAAATCGTTCGCAGGTGCGGACTTTTTATCGGAGACTAACTCAATGCCAGGTTGAATCAAAACCGTCATACAGAAACGCTTGGCAGTCTCAAACATGCACTCCTTCTCATAATCCTTGTACCACTTGGCGAACAGCTCTGCGCGATCTTCACTCCACCCATCCATGCGGCAGAAGAAACGTGCATTGCAGTAGCTCTTCATATAGGCGCAGGCATCAATAGGAGTCCTGTCCACAATATAAAAGTCCGTTTTTGCACTGTATTTGCGAGCAATGTTGATCAAATGATCTTTCACTACGTCCTGCGCCTTCATAAACTCCATTACGTCAAGATCTTGAAGCGCAGACGGGTCAAAGCCATTGTCACGAAGAACATTGCTTACGCCCGCATCAACATACTTAAATTTAGTGATATTCCCCCACTTTTTTGCTAACGTTGTCTTCCCTGTGCGGTGCGCACCGCAGATGCCGATCAGCGCCATAAATTCCCCTCTACTAAATGTCCTGCCAAGAGATTGTCCGTATGAACTTTGATCTTTCTGCTTGTCAAAGTCTTTCCCGCGTATACGCACCCAAATGCATGAACTTCCTCATCGTGACACGGAATAGAAAAACCGTTCAGCAATTTAGTATCGGGAGGAGCAATCGTGTCCCAAGGCATGAATGCATCGCATCCGTAATCGCCTTCAATGTTAGTTTCCACGAAAATGTCCGAAAAAGGTAGGAACATAGAATAAATTTGGCTTCCGCCGCACACCCAAACCCCTTTCACCTTGTTTCTGAAATTTACTATGTTGTAGAGATTCAGAAACCTCTCAATGTTTGTCATCGTGTTAGCGTAGGCAAAGAACCTTGAAGGGTTGATTGGATTAGCTTGGTAAGACTTCCGTGAATTAGTCATCACAAAAACATTCGGATACTCGCCGCGACGTCTTTCAAAATAACGACGTGCAGATTCAAAGGTCTTGCTTCCGACAATAACTGGCGTGTCGGCAATCGTTCGCCAGAAGTGATCAGAGTCTCCCTTGCACCTCCAAGGGATACTTCCTTCTTTGCCGATGCCGCCATCTCCGTCCTGTGCGTAGATCATGCCTACAGAATATTTGCCGATCATTTGTTTATCTCCTCAGCTTGTATGGAGATGATTGCCTCTTTCAAAAAAAGCGTGTCATCTGTCTTTCTGAGTTTTTCGGTCAACTTACCGATCTCATCGTAAAAACGAAAGCATGTTTTCCTACTCGGCATCTTATCTTCGCAACGCTTTTCTCTGATATGCGGATCGTCCATGCTCTTAATCATGTTGATTCTTGAAATGTATGAGTGCCATCCGTTACAGTCCCACAAACCATAGATACTCCCTCTTAACTTAATGTAGGTATAAAGGTCATCGCACTTGATCCACTCAATTTCATCCTTATGATCAATGATCATTTGCACAAACTTATCAACCGTTTCGTCGGTTTTGTAGGATCTGACCCAACAGCTTGGGGTAAGAAGGATGCGAAGCATCATGTTCATTTTGCATTCTCTATAGTTAAAGCCTTTTTGATCGTCATGAAAGCCAGTGAGCCAACGTTAAACACTCCCTTGGCAAACTTCGGATCACGATCTTTCATGTCGTTGCCGTGGACTTTCATGAAATCTTCCTTTGCGTCCGTCAGCAAATCTTTAACCAATCGGTCAACCTTCTTACGTTCCGTCGTCTTCGACAAAACACCTATGGCGCGGTTCAGCGTGATATAGGAAATGAATTCATTGTGGAGAGCATTGAATTCAGGGTTGACCGTCTCTTCAAAATGAGGCTTCTTTTCTCTTGTCTTTTCTTTGAACTTGGGATCTTTCCATTTCCAACGGCGGAATACACCGCTTCCTGCGCAGGTGATCACATAGCCTTCCGTATTGTCATCACACAGGCCGCTCTTGGCCGGAAGAGGAAAACGCTTCATCAAATCTTCTTTCGTGCTGATGTCGCTATCAATGATGATCGGCGGCAATAAGAACGAATCCCCTTCAATCAACTCCGTAGGACAATTGTTAGTGGTGAATGCAGTGCAGAAATCGGAAAAATACTTCGGCTTCTGAATGAGAGACTGCGTGTCGCCTTCACAGACAAGCATGATGTCGTAAAACTTGAAGGCGCCGTCAACGCCATACTTAACACGACGATTGATGCGGTCGCCGTAATATTCGCCCCAAAGGTAAATGCCTTCGCACCACTTTCTGACGCTCGCCGTGCTGAAACTCTGATAAACAATGTCTTGATCAAAAAAATCAACCAAGTGCTTCAAAAACACTTTAAGTCTGTTCTTGTGAGCCGCAAAGCCAAACAAATTATCGGCATTCTGGCCTGAGCGACTGTAGAAAGACGGAACGCCTTTGCGCTCGCCTTTCAAAGGCACATATATGCCAAGATTTGCCCCGTCAATCTTTTCGGAGTACCAAAACTGCAACTCATAATCCCTAATCTGTTCAGGCGTAGGAAAATCCTCTTCGCTTTCAAGATTCTCGATACTCGGATACTTGATGAACTTTTTAGAGTCAAACTGCGATTGGAGCTGGCAGTTTTCCATGATGGGAATATCCGACAAGTCTGATGTCATTGAAGTCATAGTCATAGATGCTCTCCTTATGTTCAATCCAAAGCTGAGGCAAAGGAAGGGGTTCGCGCTGAAGCTGAGTCTCGGCTTGTTCAAAGTGGTTGTGATAGAGATGAACGTCACCGCCAGTCCAAACAAATTCGCCAACATGCAGGCCGCAGATATCGGCAATCATGTGCGTCAGCAGTGAGTAACTGGCGATATTGAATGGCAACCCAAGAAAGATGTCGCAGGAACGCTGATAGAGCTGACAAGAGAGCCTCCCGTTCGCCACATAGAACTGAAACAGGCAATGGCAAGGCGGAAGCGCCATCTCGTCAATCTGAAGCGGATTCCAAGCGACAACCATATGTCGGCGAGAATTCGGATTCGTCTTGATGCTGTTAATCACCTGCGTAATCTGATCAACAGCAGGAACAGGCTTGTCTTCAAATTGGGAACTTCTGCGATATAGATTGTCTCCGCCGAAGTTACGCCACTGTGCCCCGTAAATAGGACCCAGATCGCCGTTCTCGTCTGACCAGTCAGTCCATATATGAATGTTGTTCTCGACGAGCCACTTAATGTTTGTGTTGCCGCTCAAGAACCACAACAGCTCTCCGACCACCCCTTTCCAATAGACAGATTTCGTCGTAACAATCGGAAAGCCTTCATTCAAGTCAAAACGCATCTGCCGACCAAAAACCGAACGAGTACCAACACCCGTTCGGTCTCCTCGGTCAGTACCGTTTTCCTTGACGTCTTTCAATAAATCAAGATACTGACGCATAGATAGATAGAATTTTATTTAGTTACTTGGTTGCAGAATCAGAAGTGTGCGACCCGCCGCTCTTACAGATGAAAGCATCTTCGTCACCAGGAACGTATCTCCAATAACCCAGAGGATTGTCGTTCTTCTTCTCCTCGACCTTACGGCGAAGCTCTTCAATCTGTTCTTCAAGTTTCTTGTAACGACTGTCTTCCTTGTCGGCAACAGCAGGAGCATTCAGAAGTCTAAGTTTCTCAATCTCTTTCTTCAGCTTGGCGATTTCGTCATCGCGTTCACTGATCGTATCGTAGAGAAACTTAATCTTTTCGTCCTTCTTCATCAGCTCTTCAGTAAGAGCCTTTTCTTTTTCAACGGATGCGTTGTTAGGCTTTTCCTTCTTACAGGAATTCCTCTTCTTTTCAACGGATGCGTTGTCGGCCTTTTCATCCTTACAGGAAGCCCTATTCTTTTCCACCTCATCTGCAAGTGCGCCGAGAAGAATTAAGGCGGCAAGAGGATTACCATTGTCGGCAATGCTCGCCAACTCTTCAATATACTTTTCTGTTTCTTCGTCCATAAGTCCTTCTTTATAGATAGTTTGTTATCTATCCCATTGCGCATTTTAAACTACTTCGGCAGATAATCGTAGGAACGACTTCGCTTGTTCCCACTGTTGTGTCTGCAATCCCGCATTGATAGCCCCGATCGCATCGGCAAGGTGTTCATTCTCATTCTTCAGAACCTGCTTCCCTGCGGACGTTCTCGTTAGCCAAGGAGCGTCTGGCCAATGGCCGTGCGCCCATTCGATCATTTCTTCTTTTGTGGCAGTCTTTGTTCCGACCGCATTGACCTTGACTTCCGTCGGTGTGACTTCAATCATGCCGCAACGACATGAAGCCAAGACACCGATGCAGACGCCGTAGCTCGCCATTGCTCTCGCCGACTGACTGCCTACAGGAACTTCGACAAAAGCAATGGAAACATTCTTCGGATCTGACTGACGCCACATCGCTTTGACGTGCTGTCTTGCTCTTCTGAGGTCATCGGAATTACGTCGGACTTTCTTTCCTGCGTCATCTTCCGTCTTGATCAGCTCTAGCTCCTGCACGTCGATAATTTTGTTCTCGTCAATGTCAACCGTCGCTACTGCGAAACCGAAGTTCCGCAGAGCGGGGTCAACCCCGAGAACCCGAATCACATTCTTACCATGTTCCATATCCTTCAGGGTTTTCTCCTGTTTCTTTTTGAATCTCTTCTTCGCTATTGGCTTTTGCTCGCTCAACAGCAATGTCGTTTTCCTTCAGTCTATTTCTGGTTTTGATCAACTCACTCCCGCCAAGTCTTGTGATGACGCGATTTCCCCGGCCAAACACCTTTGTTAGATCTTCAATTTTGACGTAAATTTCGCCGTCGAATTCCCTCTCAGTAAACACCAAGAAGATGTCTCCTCTGACAGTTGACATGAATCGTTGAAACGTCAGTTTTTCGCCGCCAATCATCGTAATCTCGGTCTTTAGAAGACCTGAAAAGTTCTTGCACGGCAAAACACAAGGCGAAGCCAGTTCTACCTCTCGTTGGTAGAACGGCTCACCGTCCTGCTTCACATAGTTAAGGATTTCATATGTCTTACGCTCGCAAGCGACACTAAGGTTCTCAATAAAAGACTTCGACTTAGAAATCGTCTTCAGCTTACGACCTGGCTCAATGCCGTCCAAAAGTTCAATCTCATCAGGATTCAATCGTAGAGATGCCATCTCGTTTTCTCACCGTAATTACGTTATCGATCCAATTGCGCAAGGGGTTGTGTGAAATAACAAAAAGCGATCCGCAAGTCTGTGCCTTCTCATTGAGAAGAGCGATCAATCGTTCAACACCCGCCTCGTCCAATGCATGGTCAACCTCGTCGGCAATGAAAAGCTCAATCGGTTTCGTTGCACGGGAAGCAACAACCTCCTGAAGCGCCAAACAACAGGCCAATCGAACTTTGCGCTTTTCTCCGCCACTGAGGCTTGCAAAAGAGCCTCCGCCGACACTATTCTCAACGGCAATATTGAAGCTCTCGCGGAGTTCGCCCTTCTTGGTCTGAGAGAGTGTAGTCCACACGGCCTTCAGTTTTCCGTCAGAGAGAACATCAAGATATCGCGCAGTTCTGTCATTCAGAATCGGTGTGATCGTATCCAAAATATGGGCACGAACACCGCCTGAGCCGAACACGATTGCCAACTGGTTATAAACCTCCAACGAATGATACAACGAGGATTCAATATTTTGTTGTTTTTCTTTTTCATTCCTGATATTCAGAAGATTTTCTTTTTCAGACTTAACTCGTTCTGAATATCCTGAATTACGAACAGAAAATTTTCCAAGATTAGCCAATTCACTGTTCAGCTTATCAAGCCGCCAAGCCAAAGACCTTTCTTCGTTCTCGATCTTGTTCAACTCGCTCATGGCTGTATATCGCTGAGAGACCATGGCGGAGCTGTCGCAAGATGCCTTGAGTTCTTCAAGCTCCTTTGACTTAGAGGCAAATTCAGCACTCGCCGTTTCTGCCTTTGACTTCTTGATTTTGGCTTCCGCGATTAAGTTCTTTGCTGTCGCAACAGCAATCGCTTTGGCTTCGGCAAGATCTTCCGTCGTATAGACCTTGCCGCACTCAGAACACTTCGTTCCTACTTTTAGATCAATCTTCTTCGCCTCCTCCACCTTGCTCTTCGCCTGACGTGCGGCTTCATCAGCAAGCATCTGAAGATGACGTGCATTAGCGTCCATTTTCCGAACAGCATTTTCAACCTCCCTAATACGTGATTCATGCTCAGAGAACTTATCAATCTCTTTATTGATTGCGGCAATCTTTGCGTTGGCGTTGGTGCGTTCACAGTCCAATTCCTTGCGCCTATGTGAGATTTGATCCTTTTCCTCCTTGATCTTCTCGCGGCGCTTTTCAACCTCCGCTTCTCGCTCCTTGGCCTCTTCCTCTTCACGCTTGATGTCTTCTTCGTAGGAACGAATGCGTTCAAGCGTTTCCTCCTCGTTCTGCTCAATTCGTTCGATGCCGCTTCTGACCGCATCATGGCGAACGGACAGCTCATTCCTCTGCTGAAGAACGACCTTATATGCTTCGTTCAGCTTCTCAACGCCGATTACAGACTCAATCAGATTCTTGAGCTGTTTATCGGTCATAGACGGCAGATCAGGCATAGCCTCCTGTCCCGCATAAATTGCGGCAACAAACACGTCATACGGACAGCCGATGATCTCTTCAATTGTTTCCTGAGTTTCAGCCACAGTACCGCGAGTGAGATCCGTTTTACCCTGTGCAACAGTCAGCCCTGTCCCATCCGCCGACTTGCGAAAGCGATGGATCGTATATTCATTGCCATCGTCGCTGTTAACCTGAACTTGAACCGAGCAATTCTTCTTTGCTTTGCGATTGATCACAGCATCGCCTGTCAAACCTCTTGCCGTCTTACCGTAGAGGCAATAGCAGAGAGCATCGACAATCGTAGACTTGCCAGCGCCGTTCGACTTGGCAGACGGATCATCATCATTTCGGCCTTCGATAAGCACAAGGCCGCGATTATCAAAATTAACTTCGCCCGATCCGACGGACAAGAAGTTGCAGATTGTCATCGTGCCGAATTTCATTACAGTCTCCCCAATACACTAAGCGCTTCAGTCTGAACATCGTCTGCGATTTCCTTCGGAATACGCGCTTCAATAAATTTGCAGACGGCTTTATCAAGCGTTTCTGTCTGTTTGATCTCAATTCGATCTGCTCTTACTGCGGCAGGTTCGTGGCAGATCAGCGTCACACCCAAAGCGCCCGCATCCGTCAGCATCTTGCGGAACTTCTTGATCTCGGATTCGGTCATTTTGACGGTAGCTCTGACGTAATTTCCGTCGCACTCCATCCTGACCTCTTCTTCGGACATACCGTCAGTGAGTTCCACAAACTTCGGCGCATGACTTGCATGAAAAACAACTTTGTTTCCGTCTTCAACCGTGACAAATCCTGCCTTTGCACCGACATCGCCCCAATTGTGATGAGCGATTGCACCGACAGAACAGACGTGCGTAGTGCCGTCGAGTGTCCACGTCTTGTGCGTGTGAAGATGACCTGCAAAGATGTTGCGTACTCTTCCGTCCGTCACGTCATAAATTGTCTTTGGGTTGGCTACACAGTTCGGCGACAAGTACGAAAAAACATTGTCCAAGGCAATGTGACAAATCAGGTCAAAATTCTTTTGCCTGTTCGCCGCTTCTTGCTCTAGAACCTTGTAGAAATCTTCGACGCTGTGAATCCAAGGGACGCAAAGAACACTGTCGTTCTCGACTTCAAAGAAGGTTGGTTCATTGCAGACTTCACAGCCGATGCTTCGCATAGCATTGACCGCGCTTCCGAGATCAGTTGTCTGTCGGAATTCCGCATCGTGATTACCACAAATAATGATAGGTTTAACACCCATGCCGACCACCTTTTCAAAGGTCTCAAGCGTCGGATTCAAGACGCTGGGCGCAATACTCCCGCGAACATGGAAAAGGTCTCCTGCGTGAAAGAGATATTCCCCACCCATGTCGGAGACAGTTTGTGCCGCACGTTCAATTTCATTAAGAATGATGCGCAGACGTGAGTTCACGCCGTCTTCATCTGTCGCCCCAAACATTGTCCAATTATGACAATGAGTATCTGAAATGATGCTGTACATTAGTCTTCCTTCTATCAAACAAAAAACAGCAGATAGTGAATTTATACACCGTCTGCTGTCGTAATTGTAGGAACTTAGTAAATAGACATCTATTTACTCTTCAAGAAGAGGAAGAAGCACAGAAAGGCCGCCCTCCTCATTGATCTTTGCGATCAAATCTTTTCTCCAATAGTTCTTTCCGTCAGTCCAAACCACACGTGGTCCGGCCGACTTGATAACGCCGATATCAATGAGATAGCCGAGCGTAGAGCCGACAGCATCAAATCGAGCCACGCCAAGGTCGTCATAGACCATATCCAATGAACATTCCTGGAAAGGACGAGTGAGCTTTGACTTGGTGCATTTGATATTGATGTTCTGTCCGACAAATATCTTCCCGCCTTTCTTGTCTTCAGTAATCTTCTTGCGAGAAAGAAGCATGCGGACAGACGAATAGAACTCCATCGCCACTCCCCCAGGACAGACGGTAGGATCTCCATAGGCGACCCCCGGTTTTGTACGCACCTGATTTAGATACAAATATGTTGCATTAAAGTTGGCGGCATGCTGTGCCATTGACTTCAGAGTCGTTGATGCTACACGAGCCAACGCCGTTGTATCGTTCATCGTATATTCGTCAATCTCCTTGTCAGCCATAGACTGAGGAACAGCAGAGGCAACAGAGTCAAAAACACAAAGAATAGGCGAATCTTCGGGAATAGCGCCCGATTCACGAATCAGCTTACAAGCCTTGGCCGCGAAGATATTTCCTGCTTCCCAAGTCTTGGGTTGCGCATAGAGCCAATACGGTCGTTCGTCATTGAGTCCGAAGCCTTTAGCAAGGTCAACATCAAAGGAACGCTCCCAGTCAATGAAAATGGCTACTCCACCCATCTTCTGAGCCTGAACCATCCATTGCGTAGCAAGGGCTGTCTTCCCGTGGCTCGGAAGCGAGTACATTTCGATGATTCGTCCATACGGCAAACCACCGTCATAACGGCCAGAGATCGTCTTATTAAGCGGCGGATAACCCGTATCAATAAAAGATGTCACAGACTGCTTCTCGGCGTTCTTACCGAGAGCCTTGTCAAGGGTCGCACACAGTTCTTCAATACTTCCCATGTTTTCTCTCCTTAAAATAGATTCAGAATCTTGTCAGGGTCAGACAAGAACGAGGCAAAGCCGAGCTTCCCGCACAACTCAACAAACTCATCGCGGTTCTTGCTTGTTCTGTCGTTGCAAATAAGGTTTTTCTTGTCAAAAGGCGCAACGTCGAGCAACTGCATAACCTTGTAGTTGCGCTCATAGATGTCCCTGCCTTCGTCAGATGCTAGATGCTTCAGCGCCTTTTTTGTAGGAACAACGGTTCCCGCATCGACATGAGCAAAGAAATTCCTGACCGATCCATAAGTCGCCATAAATTCAGGAGCGCCCTTTTCTCCGATTCCACCAACACCCGAAATGTTGTCCGACGAGTCTCCCTTGAGACATTTGCCGTCAAGGAAAGCCTCAGGAGTCTTGAAGCCCGTCACCTCAAAGAAATTAAACGAGCCGACAATATCTCCCTTTCTGCAATCCTTCCAAAGGACATTAGGCCGAACGAGCTGAAGCCAGTCCCTATCGCCTGTAATTAGAACAATCTTGTCGTCAGGCTTTTTCTTTGAAACAATCATTGCCGCAAGATCGTCAGCTTCATGTGTCGTCACAAGCATCTGACGCACACCCATCGCTTTCAGCATTTGTCTGATGAAGGGAACCTGCTTCTTGTAAGCCTCTCTCACTTCTTCTTTCTTCGGATCATCAGAATGGCGATTGCTTTTGTACGTCGGACATGCTTCAAAACGCCACGTAGCGCGTCCATCCCACACCACCAATGGGGTTGTCTCGGGATGTGATGTGCGAAGCTCTATGAGCGTTCTGGCGGTTCCAAAGATCGCTTGCGTCTGCATCCCTTCGCCATTCGTCAGCGTCGTACCGTAATGAGCGGCATAGCCAATTGAATTACCGTCAATAATTGAGATGTTCATAGCGTCGATATAAAAAAAGCGGGAAGTGGCCTACCCGCAGGATTATGATTTCAGGAGATACAAATTAGTTGGCGAATTTGCATTCGAGTTGCTTTTCATCCCACGTCGTAATGCATATACAGTTTTGACCTCTTTGACAAATGATCCTCACTCCGCCAACCACAGCTTCTGTAATTCCAAGCTGTCTCGCTTCTTCTCTTTTGGCGTTATATTTTTGTTCTTCGTTGTATTGCTGAAAAATAAAACCTACAATGCAGATCAGCGATATAGCGAAGATGAAAATAAAATAATATTTCATTGAACCATCTCTCATTTAGTCCCCTCCGATAACCTATAAGGCATGTATCTCCGATTATCTTGGAATATTGGTGCCACAAGTAGGACTTGAACCCACGACCTCCGACTTACAAAGACGTTGCTCTACCTTCTGAGCTATTGTGGCTTGGAGCGGGTGAAGCGAGTCGAACCCTCGTCTCTAGCTTGGAAGGCTAGGATAATGACCGTTATATGACACCCGCAAAATGCAATGCAAATACCTTCAGAAACATTGCTTGACCCTCAACTACGCAGGTTCAATTGTTGGGTTTTCTTTTCAGCAAGCCCCTTGCAAGTAGACTTTGCTGAGGAACTCTTATGGAGCCACGAGAGGGATTCGAACCCTCGACCATCCGCTTAGAAGGCGGAGGCTCTTTTCCTCTGAGCTATCGTGACTTGGTGCCTCCTGTAGGACTCGAACCTACAACATCAGCCTTATCTAGACTGAGCTTTGATCGGGTATAAACCGATTTCTTTGGCCAATTAAGCTAAGGAGGCATTGTTTTGGTGGGGGCGGAGGGACTCGAACCCTCAAGCCGTTAGGCGTTGCGTTTTAAGCACAATGTGTCTCCCGATTTCACCACGCCCCCAAATCGTTCGCTAGTTTTCTAGCTAGTTGAGCTGTGATTCATAATACCACTTATAACCGTTTGATGATTTGCGATACCCATGAATCACTTTCCATATTTCGACCTTCTTGTTTCGCTTTGAAAGCTTGTTACCAAGCCATTCCCCTGCGCTACAAAGAGACTCAAAGTAAATCAGTTCACCGGTTTTCAAGTCCTTGGCGATTACCGGCCTTCTTTGGCTTTTGTGGTCTATGCCAAGAACATCAAACGCATGTCTCATGTTTTCTTTGGCGGTACACCACTCAAGATTTGTCAGCCTATTATCAACCTTGTTGCCATTGATATGGTTTACCTGATTTTGTTCAGGATTATGGTTAGGCATGAAAGTTTTTGCGACCAAGGTATGAACCGAAAACCCTTTTCTCTTGCCTTCGATAATCAGGTTAACAATTTCATATCCCCTATGGTTGATAGACGGCTTTAGCGGACGGCCGTTTTTCTTGCCGTACACAATGCCAAGATCATCAACCTCATAACCTTTTGCAAATGGAATTTCTCTCTTCATGCCTGTTTCACCACGTTCCCTTGTTAGATAGCATTCTAACTACTTTTTTCAGAAAGTTGTAGGAACATATTGATCGTTGTCATCAAATCTAGGATTGTTCCAATCGCCATTTTTTACCTTAGCTATTCTTTCTGCCGCCCACTTGACCTGATTCTCTGAGATCTCAGATCCGACAAATTCCAAGCCCATCCTGCGACACGCTACACCCGTTGTTCCGCTTCCCATAAAGGGATCATAGACAATACCGCCTTCAGGCGCATAAAGCTCTAAAAGCTGACGGCACAGGTCAGAAGAATATGTCGCCTTGTTGTAAGGACATGATCCGTCATTGTTCGGAGCTTCAACAAAATTGAAAATGTTTTCATACATCTTCTGCCCCGTAGAACGTCTTGAGACTACTCTCTTGTTACAGTGAAAGCTCTTTAACTCATCCTTGCGGCATAAAACATAAACGAATTCAGTAATCCGTGTCAGCTTATTAGAAGAGCATGAATTCGGAAGCGCATTACGCTTCTTCCAAATAATTACATCGGCAATTGTGAAATTTGTTTTCACAATAATGTCGTTGATTGCCCTGAACATGCACTCCGAGTTTTCAGAGCCGTAGGAGAGGTTGTAAAGAATGCACCCGTTCTTCTTCAGTACACGGTCGAACTTCTCAAAGAGCTTGACCGTGTAATCGCAGTATTCGTCGTTCGTCATGTTGTCAACATGAACGTCATAGCGGACGTACTGATACTGCCCTTCTTTGACATGCGTATCCTTCAGTGTCTTGCCCTTCCCTGCCTTTTTGTTCGTGTTGTAAAAGGGAGAGGTAAGAATCACATCGATGGACTTTTCGTCCATGTTTGTCATCGTATCGAAGCAGTCTTCACAAAATAAGGTGCATTCACTCACTGCCGTCTCCAATAATAAAAAGGGACTCGTCAACAACTTGTTTGAAACGGAGAGATCACCTTGCCTAAAGTGATTGGAGAACGTTGACGAGTCCGATAGGGATAGAGGCGTAGGGAATCGAACCCTCATACAGTGAGTTTCGTCACCGGCGCTACCATTGCACCACGCCTCTGAAATTCTGCGGTTTTACCTCCAACCGTAGGGCTTCACTGTCGTACTTGAAGCTAGACGCCGAGGAGCGACCTCGGAGGCTCTTGGCGGCGGGAGTGGGATTCGAACCCACGGACGCTGTTACACGCCGACGGCTTTCAAGACCATTGCATTAAGCCACTCTGCCATCCCGCCTCATTTTTACAGTCCGTCAAGACCTTCGAGAAGTTCGTCCATCTCGGAATCAAGCGTGACAGGCGGAGGAGTCTGAGTCGTCGCTCCTGTCGAAGGAATGTCGGCCTGACTGATCGTCTGCTGAGGAGCAGGAGCCGCCTGAACAGTCTGAGGCTTTGCCTCAATCTGAGCAGGCTTGGACGCAAAGTCCTGATACCCAACCATTGCGATCGGAGCGCCCGTAATGCCCGAAATAGCCGCCGTGGCCTTCTTGGCTAGCGTTTCAGTGCGCTGATTGACATATTCGTCAAGATTGCGAATCTTGTTCATCGTGTCAGGCGGAAGCGTGAACTTTTCAGGAGTCACGCTGACAAGATAACGAGTGTCAAAGCCCGTGCCGCTACGGTCAATCTGAATAACCTGCGGCTGTGCAGGATCGAAGATTGCATTGCCCCACGACAGGATAATGTTCATCAACTGTTCGAAGGCAGTCTTCGACAGCGCCATAATCACAGGCGCATTGTTGTTCTCGCCAATGAGGATGGCATTGATCAGGAACTGCGTTCCTGCGCGAGCCTGTTTGATCAGCTCAAGCGTTGCATCGTCATTGGTCATGCGGCTTGCCTGAGCAAGAGCCATGCACACAGGACAATCATCACGGCCGTAAATCACGTTGTCGCACGGATAGTATGCGGCAACCTTGCCCGTGCCCGCTTCCTTGATGTAGTGAGCGCCGAATTCGCGCCAAAACACTTCAGGGGTGTCCTTGTTCCAACCTGGCATAAGGACGATCTTATTGATACCCGGCTTGACGCCGACGGGCTTTTCGTTCTTGACGAATTCTTTCTTCTTCTGCTGAATCTTGGCGAGGAGTTTTGCGTAATCCATAGTTTTCTCTTTTAAGTTTGCTGTTTGTCTTCCGACTGTTTGCTAGTTATTTTTGGGTTCTTCCGAACCACGAGAGGATATTAGCACATAGTTTAATGGACTTGTAGGAACATATTATTTGTTCGGATAAGCCTGACGTGCCATCTCTCTGATTCGATCAACGCGGTCGGCTTCGGCTTGCGCCGCCATTACCCTCATCTGCCCCTTCGTCTCGTCGCGACGATCCGCACCGAGCTGAATCAGCATATCTCTGCGGTCGATCAGAGACGAAACAAAGGCACGAGCAATATCTGCTTCACATTGAGCTGTAATGTATGCGCCCTTTGCCTTAGACCATTCCTTGTCGATCTTTACTTGACTTTCAAGGGATTTTTCAGTCACCTTGGTGCCCGTTTCTGCGGCTGAATCGCGGTACTTCTTGTAAAGTGCCGCCTCCAAGATCTCAAAACGAGCCTTAGCCTTTGCCGCCGCCATGTCGGCATTGGCGGCCATAGCACCATAATAAGCGCGAAGTGCGCTTTGATTGCGGAACGCTTCATCAAGCGTTGTGTCATTCACCTTCGTTTCTTCGATGAACTTGTTGACGTCTAATGTTTCCATAAGTCCCTCTGTTAAAGTTGATAACCCATGAAGTAGATAGCGGGTTATCTATATTCGGAAGTCTATCACGAAAGAACTTCGGACAGCTTCCTAAATGTTGCGTCGAGTCCTTCGGCTTTACCCTGATCAAACAAAATTTGAATCGGGTTCATGCCGATGATGACCGTCGCATCCAATTCCTTCACATAGTACGCATTGCCAACTTCAGATGCAGGACTCTTTACGTTCGGCAGAAAATGCCTGACGCTTGCTGACCCGAGACAGACAATCGCACCGACCTTCAGAAGCTCCACCTCTTTTTGCAGGAACTTCGCGCATCCGTTGATTTGAGCATTCGTCAGATACTTACCTTCCTTCTTAGCCCTGACAAGGGTCGTATAAAACCCTTGAGCAGGACTGATTCCATTCGCTTTCATGGCGTTCTTGACAAGAGAAGCAGACTTTCCGACAAAGAGTTTCCCCTTTTCTTCTTCATCTGCCGTCGGATTATCAAATACGACCATGTACCGACAATTGGAACCGCCGACAACGGGCAACGGATGAACCTTGTGACAAAGATCGCAGTCCTTGCAATCCAAGACTTCACTGTGGATCGACAGAACTTCGTTCTTCTTTTGCTCATCCATTTTCGTAATATTGCTTGTCGTGATCGTATCAACAATCAGCCCAGGCATAAGCGTTACCTGATCCTTTCTTCTCAATTCCGACGTTGCAGACGGCTGAGACGGCTCAATTCCCGCAAATGCTCCGACAAGATCAAGATTGTTCACTACGCGAACATTGATGCCGCTTCCCTTTCGAGAAGCAAGTTCTTCAAAATGCATCTTCGTAATGAAATGCCCGACCTCTTCTCTGACCGCCACGATCTTTTTGGCAATCGTCTCTGAGCAACCTTTGATAGCCGAGAACGGCATCACAATCGTTCTTTCATCTTTAATCTCAAACTTGTCCGATGAAAAATTCACATCAGGAGGAACAACTTCAATTCCACAAGACCTCGCATCCTTCACGAGATTAGGATACTTATCTTCTCGGACAATCGAGAGCTGTGCCGCAAAATACTCTGCGGGATATCTGACCTTCAGCCAACATGTCCAATAAGATAGTATCGTGTAAGCTACAGCATGAGACTTGCAAAACGAGTACGACGCAAATTTTTCAATCTTTTCCCACAGTGCTTCTGCAATGTAGTCATTCATGCCGTCATTCAGCGGTGTTACTCTTTTTATCTTCATCGAAAAACCTATGCTCAAAGTCCTATTGCATCAAAACCGTTTTCCATGATTTCTTCAACAGTCCACTTCTGATCGTTATCCTTTACTGAGAATTTCGCATTCCTGTGAACCTTCTTCACACATCCATTTTCAAGCTCGATCTCCACATAGCCCGCCACTGCGCCGTTGATGAACTGATCCTTCATTTCGGCCATCTTCTTCGGATCTTTTTTGGCGGTTGCCTTTCTCAGCTTGTCGGCGTCCGCCATACTGAATCCACACAAATCTCGTGAAACCTGCATGATCTCTTCTTGGTAGACCATGATCCCGTATGTTTCCTTGAGGGCTTCCTTCATTGACGGATGATCGTAATGCGGCGCTTTGAGACCTTGCTTAATAGCGATATAGTCTTCCGTCAACCCTGAATCAAGAGGACCTGGTCTGTACAAAGCCGTTGCCGCAGTAACGTCTTCAAAAGTCAACTCGCCTCCTTTGGCAAGCCTTCTCAGAAGATCCTGCATGCCATTCGAGTCGAACTGAAACACAGCGGTTGTCTCACCGCGACCGAATGCCTCCATAACATCATGCTCTCCGAGAGGAATCTTCAGGTAATCAATGTCAATACCATGGCGTTTCTTGATGTACATCTGTGCAATATCAAGAACGTCCAAGGTTGACAAACCCAAGATGTCCATCTTGATGAGTCCGCAGTCTTCAACGACTCGCTTATCCCAATTCACCACATTGCCTTCAGCACGGTGTTCAATGACCGCTCTTTCGACAATCGGTTCTCCCGCCACAACAGTTCCTGCCGCATGCTGTCCCAATGAACGCATCACGCCTTCAAATCTCAGAGCATGACGCCAAACCTCGGGATACTCGGACTTCAGCTTGTCGATCTCGGGAACTTGGTCAGCCGCTTCCGTCAAGGTGGCGCTGATGCCATTTTCCTTAGGAACAAGTTTTGTCGCAGTCATCTGAAGCGGAGTCAGGCCAAAGATTCTCCCTGTATCACGGAATGCAGATGCAGAGGCAAGTGTTCCGTAGTTTGAAATACCCGCCACACGGTCTTCGCCATAACGCTCTCTCAAGTACTCGATCACCTGATTGCGCTTAGATGATTGGTAGTCCAAGTCAATATCAGGAAGGTCAAGACGAGACGGATTAATGAATCGCTCAAAGATGAGGTTGAATCTCAACGGATCAACTTCAGTAATACCAAGAAGATACGCAACAAGAGACCCGCCGCCAGAACCTCGACCACATCCCACGCGAACGCCATGCGTTTTCGACCATCTGACCAAATCTTCAACAACAAGAAAATACCCCGCAAAGCCCATCTTTTTGAGAACCGACAGTTCATAAGCCAAACGTTCCTTGTACTTCGGAAGAAGAGAAACATCGGGCTTGTAGCCTAGACGTTCTGAAAAGAGCCTTTCATTCCAACCCTGCTTGCACTTGTCAACCAAGGTTTTGAACTCATCGTCGGCCATCTTCGGCAGACACGGCGCATGATGTTCGAACTGATAAAACGACTCATTGATAAAGTCGTTTCGCAGACACTTCTCACGGACACTATCGAAATCAATTGTCCATGCATTGGGAAAGCGCTTTTTGCACCTCTCAAACATGGCGTCCATTTCTTCGACAATATCAATGCCGTTATCGAGCGCAAAGGTTCTTACGGCCTGATGAGGCAGAAACCCGCTGTTGATCGGCGTGTTTGTGCAAACCGCCTTCAGCGGCGTCATAGAGTCCGCTTGATCGAGCGTCTGATACATAGCGGGATAAGACAGCACCACGCCCTTGAAGATCACATAGTCGCTGATAATCAGACGCTCATAATTCACACGATCCCAAAAAGGATTGTTGATCGGGCAAATCTCCACATACCAATCGCAGGAAGGATCAAGTTTCCGCTCGTCAGACAGTTCGCAAAAAACATCCGCATCTGTAACCCCAAAAAGATCTCCAGTTGTCACTATGCAGTTTCTGAGGTCATACAGATCCTCGACACAGCCGCGAGCGTTGTAGTAATAACGCTCTTCGGAGTTGGCACGAGAGAGAATCTTAAAAATTGACTTAAGGCCGATCTCGTCCTTCGGGAAGATCTTCACCGAAAAATACGGATTCGCTTTCATCTTCTCGCCCGCCGCCTTGCGGTATGTCGGATCTGCATAACATCTGAACTTCGTGCCGACAATGGCCTGAATGCCCGTTCCCTTAAAGGCATTCTGAACACTGATCAGCGAGCTGATCGTCATATCATCGGCAATCACAACTTTCTCCAATCCGAGTGCCTTAGATGTTTCCACCAAACGCGGAATGGTCAGGAGTGACTGTCCGATGCTGAAGTCAGTCATGATGCCCATGCGGTATTTCATATCAGCTTGTCCCTATATGCGATTACACGTTCTTTAAACATGTCGTATGCCAACTCGATTTCAGACATGTCGAAATAGGCTACTTCAACCTCTCTGACCTTTCCGTCAGGCAGATACCTGACGGTACAAAGACCCAATTTCCCGTTGGCGAACATTTCCAACCTGAATCCCGTGTCTTTGTGGGAATACGACTCTATTGTTCTGATAGATAGATTTCTAGCTATTTTATCAACCATGAAATGACCTGCTTCTTGTTATTTGAGGAAATCCCCACAATCTTGTTGGCCGCTAGCACTTGAACGCTGACGGCGGCATAGACCATTGCCATTTTTCCCGTACTCGGACTTTGGGGCAGTTTGTATTGCAGGTTCTTTACAACTTCCTCTGATTTCATTTCTCCGTAGAGCTTCAGTCCCTCACAGACAATTCTGAAATATTCAGGAGCGTTTTCCAAATTGTTGGATATCCATCCTTCGGATAGAACCTGCAATTGCTTCAAGTTTTCATTCAGCTCATCAGCCGCCGCACACATTCCAAAGTTAGTCGTTTTTCTACTCTTATTCTCAATCAATCCGATTGAGGCAAGAAGTCTTTCATGGCGTCTGATAATCTTGTCAACATCGCCCAACTCGGAAACCTTGGCTAGCGTGTCTCGACACATGAGGGCACAGCTCTTGAAGTCTTCACACGCTTTGCAGTTTTCCGAGTCTGCGCTAAACATCGAAATTGCACCGTAACACCGTTTTTCATCATTCATCACCGAAAATCCTCTGCGCAAAAGACTGACATGTCTCACGATCAATCGCAGACAGCTTGTTCATGAAAGCAAGCGTCAGACCAAGCGTGAAAGACGCATGCATGATCCCGAGCTTCGTCGCGAAAAGCAAAGTACGCGGAGAGATCGTATCGGATATCTTCCCTGCATCAAATGCCTCACGAACCGAATTGGCAAAGTTGACCATATCAAGAGCGCGTTCGGGAGACACCTTCGTGGCATTGACAAGGATCTTGATTTCGTCTTCCTTGTTGAGATAGTCCTTTTTCACGGCGATCCCGAAACGGTCGAAGTTGGCCGAATTCTGAATCGTTGTGCCCTGATAGAGACCGCTCTCGTCACCCGTGCCGTTGGTGTTCCCCGTGGCGAAGAAGCGGAAATCGGGATGGGGCTTGACAATTCTCATCTCCGCAGGAGCTTCTTTGATAACAAGCGGCTTGCCTTCAAGCACCGCTTGGTAAACAGCCAACACATTCGGCTGTCCGAAATCGTATTCGTCCGCGAGGTAGACCCACCCATTCAGCATAGCCGTCGGAAGCGCACCGTATTCGAACTTCGTTTCCCCGTCGCGCACAGTCCACTGTCCGACAATCTGAGACTCCTCAGTATTGACGGTGTGCTGAACACGAATCAGCGGACGATTTGTTCTCGCACAGATCTGCTCAACCAACTCAGTCTTACCTGCTCCTTTGTGGCCGTAGATATATACGGGAATGCCCATTTCAACACCCGAAACGATGTACTTCAGTTCCTTGATGTTGAAGACGTAATTCTTATTGACTTCAGGGATGTACATGTCTCCCTTGCCGCCACGCGGTAGAACGTGGACAGGGATAGGGTTCTTACCGACGGAAGACATTGCTTCATCACGGATGCCGATATCAAACACATCATGGAAGAAAGGCAAGTCGGAAATCTTCTTCATCGCAGAGATCTTTTCCTTGCGCTTTTCTTCGATAAGCTGTCGAGCATAGTCTGAGAGAAGCGGCGCTTCAGGAAAGCGCCGTTCATATTCATCAATGCTCATTTCAGGGTGTTCTTTTTTGAGATGGATCTCAACCGCATGAATCTTTGCCCCGCACAGTGCGCAGGTGATCTTTTCATGCATTTTGTTTGTTGCCATCGCTGTTCTCCTATTCGATATGGCAATCATAAAGAGGCTTATGAATAATTTGTAGGAACATAGCTATTTCTCAGTCAAGAACTTCCTAACCTGCTTAAAGATCGCTTCTGTAAGATCTTCAAATTTATTAAGTATCACGTACTTAGAATAAAATTCAGGCACATCTCCGTTCCCAAAACCAAGTGCAATAATTTTTACCTGCTTCTCAAGCTCCTTGACCGTTTTCTTGAGGTGCATATGGAGCTGATAGTTGTCTCCGTCAGCCGCAGGAATACCATCTGAAAGCACAAACATCACCTTACCTTTCTCGTTCCGAGAAAGAAGTCTGTTGCCGCATATCTGCACAGATTCGCCGTCAACATTGCCCATCATCCAATGCCCTCTTCCGCCCTTCAGAATCAAGGTGGCAAGTCTGTGCTTTGCCCTGAGATCCCACTTGTCGTTGAACGACTTGAAGATCGGCATGTAGATTCCGCAATATCGTGCGTATATCGCTCTCATTGGAACCGTCTCAACCGTGTCTGTTGTCGTGAATCCCAACACCTCAAATGCAATGCCTAGCCTGTTAAGAACAGTCGCCATTGCATATGCGGTCATAGCGGCATCAGAGATATGTCTTGTCATCGAGCCTGAGCAGTCAATCAGAAGACTGACGGCCACATCTTTGGAGATCGCTTCCGTCTTCTTTTTGAACACTCGTGCATCTCCAAGAGCGAGTTTTGCGAGTGATGAGCAATTGAGCTTGCCTCTCAGCTTGCCGCCCTGCCAAAGAACAGCAGAACGCGCTGTGATAGCTCTTTCAAACGTCTTCTGAATCACACTGGTCTTGGATGCGACATCCTGCTCGATGTCGCAGTAATCACCGTGATCAATATCCGTCTCGTAATACTCAATCTTGTCAAAGTCAGTCGTATAGACGTGATATCCCGACGAACCCGCATCTGCCTTAGCGTAGTTCGTCAGCGTACCCTTGGTCTCATCTTCAAAAGCGTCTTTCTTCAGCCTGTGAACATCTGTTCCTTCATCTTCAGATTCTTTTCCTTTGAACTTTTCGCTCTTTGACTTGCCGCTATTCTTCTGATCGGCAGAAGTATTGCCTTTTGCATATTCTGAAGACTTCTGGCCAGTCTTGACCTTCTTGGTTTCAGATCCGTCAGCTCCTTTTGATGCGTTGATCGTGATGCCAAGATAATGGACAATCTCCTTAGCAACGGCCATTGCGTCGGCACTGTCTGAAGCATTCTTAATCTTCTCTCCAAAAAGAGGAGCAAGATCTTCAAAACAGGCAGAAGCATAAGAAGAATGCTTAACCATCTTCTTAAAAAACTCTTGTCCTGACGCCGCACGAATGGCCAGCAAACAAGCATTGATCAGCGCATTTGGGTCGGACGGACTCATGCCGTCAATCCTTTTCGCCTTCTCTTCAGTGAATGCCATTTCATAAAGACGCTCAAGATTGAAGTGAGTGCCGCGATATTTCTTGCACATCTCACGTTCGATCCGAGAATCTTCAACCATGTTGAAGAAGATCATATAAAGGTTGTTGGACAGATCGTCCTGAACAGCCGTCGTATCGGTAAACAAAATATGACCGACTTCATGGTCAAGATAGCCATGATAGGCAGATATCGTCGTCACAGGCGCATCACCCGAAATCATCGGAAGAATGATATCCGTCGGCTTACCAGTGGCTGTATCAAACAACGTCATGGCTTCTGAACCTCTGAAGCAAACCTTGACGTTTGAGCCGCTCAACATCATGGTCAGCGGCTCAACAATCTGCTTCAGCACATTTACTTCTGCGCTCACTCTTTCTTTCCTTTGTCTTCGTCACGGAGACGGAAGACGAAATTTGCATCGTCGGGAAGACAGACGCATGCGACGAGACCGCGCTCCTTGTCATACCCGACAGTAACTAGAGAACAATAGGTGGAATCCACTTCGACAACCTCCATTTTGGAGATCATATCTACAAGTTCTTCCTGCCTGACTTTTTCAATGCATTTATCCATAAGACCACTCCATAGTTAGATGATACAAAAGGATTTTTCATCCTATGCCATACAAAGAACAAATCTATGATCCGTTCTTTATGGAGTAGTTTATGAACGAATGGCTCCTTTAACACGGTTTTTGCTTGATCTACCTCAAAAGACCGGAAAAAACGAGTAAGTAGATTTTTCTCTACTTTTTGATCTTCTGCTATGATAATCGTAATTTGATCCTCAAGGTAGGAACAAACTTTGAGGATTATCATCAACATTTGCCAAATGGCAAAAAGGAGACAAAAATGGCTGGATCTATCGCTCCACGTCGCACAATAGGCATCGCCAAGCGTCCGAACAAGCTAACTCAATGGCTGACCACTCAGATTCAACTATCAGGAACCTCTGCCTCTGATATCGCAGATGCTTGCAAAGTAGGCAGAAACATGGTTTCGATTTGGAAAAACGGCACTGCCCCTGTTCCTTTGAAGCATATCTACACTATTGCTATGCTTATTGGCGCAGATCCGCTGTATGCCCGAAATCTCTACTTTCAAGATTACTTTCCTGAAATGTGGCAGAATGACGAACGCATCCGCAGACTTGGCACTATCACTAACAACGAACTTGAATTCCTTGAAATTCTCCGTTCTGCACCCGTGGCTAATCCGAAGATGAACGACGAACAAAAAGAACAATTCAAGAAATTTGTTGAAGGATTGAGCGGCGACAATGGCATTAACAAGAACTCCCCCGAATCCGTCCAAGTTAAGTAAGTCACTTCCAATCAAAAAGAGCCTCGAATTTATCGAGGCTCTTCTTTTTTACACTACAGGTTCCTTTTCTGCTTCTTCTAGCACTTGCTTGATCCTTTCCCTCTGAGATGTGTTGAGCTTCGGATTTCCTCCGACACTTCTCATAAGTTTCACAAGCTCAACTTCATTGCCTGTAAGCTCTCCAAGCTCATCTGTAGTACGCCAGTCATCACCATAAAGCTCATCAAACTTCAGATTTCGAGCGTATGTCATATCACCGCCAAAAAGTTTGGCAAGCGCAAAAACGTGCTTGATATTGATGACCTGACGACCCGTTCTCCACGCACAGAAGAGATTATTTGAAACGCCAATAGCGGAGGCAACTTCAAAGCTCTTCATGTTATGAGATTCCATATTGGCGTTAAGCCATTTGCAAAGAGGCGTCACGTCTCTCTCATTCACATCGACAATGCGCTTGTCAACTTCGACACGAGTATATTTTTTACCCATCGTTGTTACCTCATGTATTTATAAGATTAACAGATGTTAGCACATACTCATATGTATTTGTAGGAACATCAGTTTAATTTTCCAACTCGTTTTTTACAGGAACCGTATTTCAATCATCTTGTTTTTTGTTCCTTTGGCGTATCATATTAACATTAATTACCCTATGTCTGAATGTTTCGACATCAACGCCGAGAGCCTCTTCTTCCTCTTGAAATTTCAACAAAACATCCATTGGGACGATTTCGTCTGACCACCTTTGGATAACCGGTCTTCTCAGCTCAAGCAGATCTGATCTTTGGTAGCACGACTCGACATATGATCCAACGGCATGGCAAAGACACTTCTCTGCCACCACTCTGTCAATACCGTTTTCTGCCGCCCAATCTCTGAATGTTGATCTGAAGCCATGGAGACAATATGAATTGTTAGAGATTCGTCTGACGGCATCACTAATAGAATCCGGCCGGATCACGCTGTTCCGATACTTGCTTTGAAACACCATGCCGCTCTCTCTCGGTTTTTGATGATTCAGAATCCAAACCATCTGATCCGACAGCGGAATGACGAAAGGCTCCTGCTTGCCGTCCTTTCGTCTTTCGGGGCTGATAGAAAGCGTTCGTTTTTCTAGATCAACCTCTTCCCATCTTGCCATTGACCATTCAATGCGACGCCCCGCACTCATTGCGCCAAACATAACAGCAAATCCGATCTCGTTGTACTTGCCAGGAATGAGAAGCGTAGGAAGATCTTTCTTAAGCATGTCAACGGTTGGAGCTTTTCGATGCTCAGGTCGATGAGTCTTTACAAACGACGGAAAGTAAGCACTGAGTCCTCCTCTCCAAACAGCAGGATTAGATCCCGAATAAACGCCGTCTCTTCTCGCCAAGTCAAATAGCGTTACTAGATGAGACAAGATCCTCATGCATGTCGGAGTCTTAATACCCCAAAGCGGTCTCAGCATGTCTGCAATATCGGCTGACGTAATTTGCGAAATAGGTCTATTACCGATAGACGGCAAAACATGAACCCTCATCCGCTTCACTTGATCAACTTCAAAGTTTTCGCGTTTGTACTGTTTCAAACGAAGTATTTCTTCTGACACTGACTCGAAGTATTTCTTCACAGTAAGAGCCGTAGCTTTGACCTTTTCCTTCTGCTCTTCCCTATCCGCGATAGGATCAATACCACTCGCAATCATTGTCTTGAACTTTGAGGCTTCGCGCTTGGCAATCGTCAGAGGCTTAACTTCAGGCGAACCCAACGACATCTCCCTACGCCTTCCGTTAAAGGTGTATCGCAATACATAGATTCGTTTAGTTCCTCCGTGTCGAACATCCAAATAGAAGTTTTGCTCAATCCTGTGCTTGCCGTCAGGCAATGTCATCATGTTTTTTGCAGTGATCTTCATTCTCAATCCATCCGTTTCTAGCCCCACAATTAGCCCCACAATCATCATGCGGAACTTGCTCCAATACATGCGTGGAGTTTGGTTAGGGCATCTCCTTGGATCTTACATGACGACAAATTTTCTTTCTATATTTCAAATATCTGCATGGATTTTGTCTCAGTGTTGGAATGGAGTTTGTAGATCACACAATGATACATCTACGCCAAGTCGAAATGACTGTGGCACAGGGGTTTTAAGGCATTTCTAGCTTTCTAACCCACAATCAGTCCCACAATTGAGAAAGCCCCACGATTTAACCGATCATGGGGCTTTCTTACAAATTATAACAACTCAGCGCGTCGGGGCGGTCTTTCTGCAAGCTATGTACCGACGCTTGCTTGCCTCAATAGAATTCGCCGCCTTGAAATTCGTCCAATCCCTCAGCATCCCCACAGTCCAACGCTGACAGCGATTCGTACCGAACCTATCCATCGCTTCAGGAATCTTGAAATTGACGACAGCACGTCTTACGCCGTCAAGGTCGTCAACCTTGAGCAGACGCATCATTTCAGGCGTTTCGATGATCTGACAATCTAAAACCTGCGGATCTTCAATGTTTACTGTTTTCTCCATCTGTCTTCCTTATCGCCATACGCTCGGATAGAAAGACGATTGTCTCAATGATGGTGAAAAGATCAACTTCTTTTCCGTCTTTGTCTCGAATCTTTATCAATCCGCCGACACCCGTTGAGACAATCTCGCTTCTCCAAGGAAAGGTTGTCTTAATTTGTCTGAACTTATCAGTATCCACTTATTGCCTTGTTTCTAGAATTTAGAATCTGCTCAAGCGTGTCAGATTCGGATTTGTCATCCCTAAATTCTACAAAACGTGGGAGAAAAAGGCTCGCTTTTTGTCCTTCTTTTATCATTACGTCGTTAAACTTAACTGTAATGATTTTCCCGAAATAATCATCTCGGTGATTCCAAATCTCCGATCTCTTTTTGTCATTGAATCCCGAAACATTCGTTCTTAACATTCCGTCCGAAGATTCGCAGATAACCGATCCGAGATTGTTGGAATACTTCCCTTCGCCTTCATCAAAGCCGACGACTTTCAAATCACAGTCACAAACCAACTTCATCTTGATTTGCTCTTTGGATGTTCCGTCCCTCCAAATTGCCGTTGGGTTCTTCAGCACAACGCCCTCTTTCCCCGACATCAGCATGTTCCTGTAAAACGTCATGGCCTGAGCCTTGTTGAAACAAATCTTCGTTTCAATCGTCTCAATGCAATTGATCCTGATGTCTTCCTGATTCCAACGGAAAATGGCCTTGAGAATGTAATTTTTCAGTTCTTCAAAGCGGTTCTTATAAGGCTCTGTGTACTTGCCCTTAGGCTCAACCGCCGTCAGAGGTATGGCGTCCCAAACTCGGAACAACGGATTCCATCCCTCAGGAAGGTTTCCACCTTTGCAGATCGAGTTAAGAATCCCGTTTCCGACTTCTCTTGCCGCAATCTTTCCGTCAGGATCTCGGACAAGCATTTCACCGTGAACCTGATAGCCGACAGGGAGAACTCGCTGAAGGTTTTCTGCCACTTCTCCAAGTTTTCCAATCGGAATGACTGTTCCCTGTCGAGACAATAGCTGAACGCCGCAAGGGTTTACGTTAATGTTGACGAACATTCCGTCGGCCTTTTCCTGAACATAAACGCCCGCTTTCCATTCCATCATATGCAAGTCGTAATACGACGGCACGGAACAACGCATGTACGGAAACGACGGAATCAATCCCTTGAAAACCTTATTGATGGTCGAGGAGTTTATCCCTGCGCCGCAATCTTTGTTGACGATAGCCGTAAAGAGCTTCAGAGACTTCTCATCAAGGTTCATTGCAATGTTCTTGAAGCGCGACAGCGCTTCATTACGCGTATACGAACCTGCGGCCAGATCTGTGAGGAACCGACTGACAGCCGTATCAAACGGTCTTGGCGTTCCAAAAGGGGCAACGTCAGACAGCTCATGCTTCTTCACGACAATGCCGAAATTGACGGTATTGTCGAAAATCATTTTCAGCGTCCACGTGAATAGCGTATTCCCCTTGTCGTGCCAACGCTGAAGAAGTGAAATCTTATTGTTCCTGCTCGGCTCATGCGCGATTTCCTCAATCGCATCCCACACTTCTGCCGATGTAGATAGATCACTAGCTACAACATGAAAATCCATAATCACACCTTATATTTCAAAAGGAGTTTTGCAATAGCCGTCGGCGTTACCGTCACTGCTTGCCAATAGGCAGTTCTCACTACAACAGGCGGCAATTCGTTCGGATCTTTACCTGGGAGAATGGCCAATCTGACCGTAAACCCGTACTTTGACAATTCCAAAGACGCTTTACATGCATCATGGATTGCCTGAGGTTCTCCGTCCCACATGAAAGTAACAACCTTCAATCCTTTCTCTTTGAGCTTCAGAAGATAGGCAATTTGCGAATCACCTTCGCCCATCGATAGATGCTTACCGAACGATCCTACGGGCACTATCGACCTCATAGAGGCATCTTCAGCGAAGGCTTGCCATGTTGCTATAACATCGAACACACCCTCGTTAATGACGATGCTTGAAGCTCCTACGGCATTGTGGCCGTTATAGAAAAGTGAACCTGTTGATCGAACACCTGCGGGGAAAAGATACTTTTTCTCCGCCGTGCCCGTAATGTCTCTTCCCTGAAACGATGCGAGATTTCCGTCAATGTCGTAGATAGGTATGATCACGCGCATTGAGAAATCACGGTAGCCAAGAGATCCGTCAGGCTTGCGGAACTGAAAGTATCCCGACTTACAGAATCCGAGATGGAAATATGCCGTTGCTTCATTCGTAATGCCGCGAGCGCTCAGGTACTTCAGATTCCTGCCATTAACAGGCAAAGGGATGAAGCTAGGCATATTGAACGAAGCATTCTCATTGATCGGGTTCTGCTTGACAGGTTCAATCTTTGGCTTGGGTTTCCACCCTGCGGCTTCGAGATAAGCGTCAATGTTTTCCATCACTTCCCTGAACCCCTTTGCGCCGATTTCGGCTTTAATGAATTTGTACTTGTTGAACTTCGTTTCACAATCACCGTGAAAGCAGTTCCCAAGCCCCGTAGCCTCGTTGAGATAGACCTTCCAATTAGAATTGCCGCACACAGGACACTCACGAAGATTTAGCTGTATGCCGTGCGAACCTGTTGTGCGGCGATAGTCAATACCTTGCCATTCCATCCACGAGGCGATATCAAGATCTTCAAGATCGCTGATGTCGGCCATATTCGTATTCAGTTATTAGTTCAGCAATGCTTTCAATCGCAAAGACGGCAATAAAGGTATCTAAAACAAGAGTTCCCATTGCCGTAACGAAGGCAACAAGTCTACTGTCAACACCGAAAAAGACGGCTACGAGATAGATTAGAGATGGAACGCCTATCATGAGCAAAATCGCACCGATGAGGATTCCGCACTTCCAAGCCATGTATTTCGCATATGTCATTCGATCCCCACTACCTGCGTGATAAAGGCCATCTTCTTGATGTCCTGTTTGATTCTGACCGTGAAGCCTGACTCTTGGTTGCGGCTTGCCGCAAAGTAAAGACGTGCCTCACCAACGCTCTGCTCTTCTTCTGTCGAGTTAATGGAAATCACAATATCCGCCGTGCGAATTTTGTTGAAGTCCTCAGCTACATGCTCGGCCTTAATCGTCTGAGCCTTGACGCCCTCACGATTCGACTGAGTGGCAGTAAGCAGTGCGCAGTCAAACTCAAAAGCAATCGCTCTAAGGCCGACATAGATCTCCTTGGAGTTTTCGATCACGTTATCCGTGCGAAAGTCAGGAGCCATAATGTCCGCATAGTCAACAACAACCAAATCGAAAACGATGCCACGATTGCGGTACTTTTCGATAAGATTGCGGAGCATACGCGGCGTCATTGACCCTGACGGGAACTCGTGAATGACCAAGCGTCCGCTCTTTGTCGAACGATTGCGAATCTTCATTTCGACATCGGTAATGTTGTCTTCAAGCTCACGAACCGCCGTATCTGAAATGTAGGCATCAAGACGTTCGGAAATGATTCTTGCCGACACTTCAAGCGTGGCATACAGAACGTTAAAACCCGACCGCGAGGCATTGGCGGCGAAGTTGACCATCATGCCCGACTTACCGCCCTTTGCCTTAGCCATCAGAACCGACAGTTCTTTGCGCCCCCATCCTCTGTGGTAAAGAAGATCATCCAAGCCCATGACGCCCGTTGTAATGCCTTTTGGAGGCTTAATACCTGCGACCTTATCACGGCGCTCCTGTGTACGTGATTCGATCTCGGCATAGTAGTCATAAGCATCACCCTCTTCGTTCACGCCGACATCAAGCGCTTGTTTCATAGCCTTCTCAATGCCGTCGAAATCATCTTTATTGAGACTGTCTGCGGACTTCAAAATAGCCGCCGTAACAGCCTGATGACGCGCAAACTCAGCGAGCTTGGATTCAAGGGGAGCCGATGCGGGAAGTTCACTTGAAAACGCTTCTTTGATCTTGTCAACAACAAGTTTCTTTTCAGCGTCTCCGATGATCTTCTTGTGGATCGCATCAGCTACAGCAACCTTCAGGCTTGCCCTGTCGATTGCCGAACCGTACTGCCTGAAATGACGAAGGGCGATTTGCACCGCCCCCGCATTACCAATGTCATCGAAATGATTTGGAACTAGGAGGTGGGAGCATCGACGCATAAACGCCGTGTCTCGCAATGCGAGCGAAGCAAGGCCGTTTTGAAAATCTTCGTCGAAAGAGTAGTGAATCGATTCACCCGATTCGTCCACTTCGGGAATGAGATTTTCTTTGGCATCCATGATCCGCCCTCCGAATTACTTCTCGGGACTGTAGAAACCCGAAATGGCATGCTTGAAGAAGACCACCGACACGTCCTCAGCAACCTTGTTGCCATTGACCATCACGTTGTCAACGGCGAGGCTGATCGTGTAGTTGTCGAACGCCTTGATGATGCCAGTGAAGATATTGCCGTTCGTGAGAATGATCGTCGTACTCTTGCCCGAGCGCATCAGATGATTTAACAGAGCCTCGTGACCCGCATGCTTGACGGTGGACGGGCGGTTGACGGAAGCGGAACGATTTTGCATTTGATCCCTCATTATTGGATTGATGATTGTTGGGTGGACGAGTGCTTCGTCCTGATAGGTAGAATTTTAGCTACATTCTTTGGCAGAATGGTAGGAACATGCAACTATTTTTTGAGCATATGCGATTTCATCAGGAAAATCGATACATGCCCTCTCAAAACGAAGTATCTGAAGGCGGTAAACACACTCTCCGACGGCATAGTGCTTTACCCTTTTCATCTTGATCTGATTGACGATGAAGTCTTCATGGCCTCGCTGTTCTTGGGTTCCCCGCCATGAAGACACACAAAAATACGGATCTGACGCATGGCTGATTGTCGTGCCGTCAAACCTATCCGTCCATGCGTCGTCAATCGCTTTCAGCTCATCGATGTTGTCGCTTACTAGGTGGCACGGTCTTGGAATTCTTTGTTTGAAATCTCCGCCGCTGAGTCGCATGTTGATGACATGCCTGATAAACCAAGAATATTCATATCCGTGGGCATCACAGAACTGACGTGCCATCCAAAAGCCCGTAGCCTCACGGCCTTCCATGATGTCCTCCCTTGTGCCGCGAGCTTCGTTGTTCCCGTAATACTTCTTGGAGATCTCACAATAGATCCGACGATAGCATTCGGCAAAGTAATAGGTCGCCTGAAGAGGATGAAGCCGCACGTAGTCAAACCACTTTGTCTGAAAGCAAGCAACCTCAATCCTTCTCTTCTCCGCAGGGATCTTCTTCAGAGTCCTGTATTCATACTCCTCAAAGCTGAGGGCAGATCCGTAATAGGATCCGAGCCATGACGGCAGAACGATGATCATAAAAATAGCTCCTGTTTTGATGATAGATTTCTATCTACTCATCATACTAACAGGAGCTATCTTAAGCAAGTCTTAAGAGCGTATACACAAGCCTTGAAAAAACTGTGTCAGCCAGAATAATTACTTCTATATATATTTATTCTGGCTGACATGCATTTTTCAGGCTTTGTGTATACGATTTAGTAACTTCTGATGTCTTCAGAATACGATTCTTTCTTCAGCGGTTCATCATAAGCCTGAATAATTTCCGATACAATTCCTGATCTTACGACATCATCGCGGGTGAAATTGACATGAGCTACACTCGGGATAAATGAGATGCGTCGGATAGCGTCTCTGAGTCCCGAATCTCCGTGAATGTCAACCTGAGAATCGTCCCCGTTCACTACGACGGTTGTATCCAAACCGATGCGGGTCAGGAACATCTTCATCTGCTTTGGCGTGGTGTTCTGCGCCTCATCAAGGATCACAAAGGCGTTGCGGAAGGTTCTGCCGCGAAGGTAACCGAGCGGAATGGCCTCGATCGTCTTGTTCTTGAGGAGGTATTCCACCTTGTTTTTGCCAAGACGCTCTTCAAGAACCATGCGGAAAGGCTGAAGATACGGATCGAACTTTTCATCTAATTCACCTGGCAAGAAGCCAAGGGATTCGCCTGCCTCAACCGCAGGACGAGTGACAATGATCTTGTCCACCTTGCGGCTTTCCAAATACATTGCGGCAAGACTTGCGGCGATATACGTCTTGCCTGTCCCTGCGGCTCCCGTGGCAAATGTGATCGTATGGGATTTAATACAATTCATGTACTTCTTCTGCTTCTCCGTCTTAGGCTCAAGCGTTTCGACAGGCTTGGACGGCTGTCGGGTGTAGTACATTTCAAAGTCTTCTGTCTGAGCCTGTCGGCGGTTTGCTCGGCGGGTATTTTTTACAGCGTTACGCTTAGTCATCTCGATCCTTATTCTTGTTCTTCGCGGTAATACCACTTGCCACCCGAAACGGCGAAGTCTGTCACGGGGATGTAATCAATGTTCGTGGCGCGTGTTTTCGTGTCCACGTTGATAAGTGCAAAGCCCATTCCCCATCTCTCACCTTCGCAATACGATGCGGAACGCTTATGTCCGCATCCAAGTTGGTGCCATTCGTATGAGCCGAAAACGGGACTGTAATGAGGATGGACGAAATGCTTGTGATGATGACCATGACAACCGGCCAATCCCATCGATTCGCCTTGCGGCATGTGATGACAAAGAACGGTGTCGTAGTAAATGCGGTAGTTGCTTCCGATTTCTTTCTTTAGATCGGCCTTTGTCCATGCGGACAAATCAGACTTGCTGACATAGTTGACCTGATACTTGTCAAGACCGAGAAGCATCTGAATCGTCATGCCATGGAGGTCGGAAAGGATGGATCTGAGAGCAGGAGCTGTGTCGGCAACAAGACGGAGGAGTCTTGCCTCATGATTGCCCTCCAGAAGGTCGATCTGCGCGTCTGGACAGGCTTCCCTCAGCGGCTGAAGGACTTGTTCATGAACGAACTTGATGCGCCCTACAGCATCCCATTCGCGGGGATCGACTGTATAACTCCCGAACTCAGGAAGATCAAAAAGGTCGCCGACAATTGAAATGACATCGGGTTGTGCGCGTCTTGCCGTATCAATAAGCACTCGAAGGAAGAACGGGTCGGCCTCGATATCGTGGATGTCTGACACAGCGAGAATTGTTTTGAAGCGGCCAGGATTGCCTCTGAGGTACCTCTCACCCCAATCCGCCTTCTCCTCATTGAGCTTTTTGTAGACTTCGGCAGAGGCATGTCTGGCCGTTTGGCTTTTTACTTGTGACGCTATACGACTGTCGATAAGACCTGCCGCACGTCTGAATTCGGTGAAAGTTCCGAATCTAAATTCCCAAGCCCTATCAGGAAGCGAACTGTTCTCGCGGAATAACTTTCTTGTGATGCGTTTATCAGGAAACGCCTGTTGAACTGCTTGTAATTCCGCGAGGCAATCATCTTCTGTGATCTCTCGCGGCGATAAAGATTGAAAGTCAATCATTGTTTTTGTTGTAGTTGTTGATCCAATCAATCAGATCGTCATGTCGGATTGCAAGTTTTCGATACTGCGAAATCAGGTCAAGATAATGTTCCACTAAGTCGCCGACAGTTGATCCCGTAAACGTGTGGATTCTTTCTGATTTAATCATCGTTTCAGCGGGAGGTGTGATTTGATTCTTCATAACTACTGGCTGACTTGAGCAAGCCGATAGTAGCGTCGGGAAGGCGAGCATCAAGAACATTGTCTTCCGTAATGTTCTGAATCTTTCTATGCTCTTCTTTAAATCTGTCTTGTCTAATATTTTCTGCATCAATTTTTATACTTGTTGATTCCGAAGCAGATACAGAAGATTTTAATGTATTTGACTGAATTTTTCCTGCTGTTTTAACAGATTCCAAAACACCTGCCGTGACTCTTTCGTTGTGAAGATGCCATCCAAGATAAAATCCAATTGCAACAGATATTGCGCATGCAATAATCACAATTCTTAAATCTGACATTGCTATTTTTATGGTTTTATGCTAATATCATTTTGCTCTATGCAATTAAGCATTAATGAGTCCTCCTGCCGCCGTGTTTACCTCCTTGCACGGCGGTTTATTTTTATCTAGGATATTCGCCGTCAGTGCAAACAAGCGTTTCCATTTCACGGCGATTTACGAGTCCTTTATATTTGACCCCGCCTGAATAGACCCACCTCTTTAATTCCTGACACGCTCCCTCGTAGTCGCCCTTGTTTAGCTTCTTCACTAATGTTGAAGTGCAAAAGTTTCCGCCGCCGACGTTGTACGTGAAACTCACATAAGCATCAAATTCGTTTTGCGAAAGCGGAACTTTTACGCAAGCCTTAACCGCTTTTTGTGCGGCCAATGTGTCTTTCTCAAGAAGTTTCAGCGCTTCATCCTTTGTAATGGCGTCGCCCATTTGCACATCAGATCCAGTATGCCCGTAGCCGATGGTGGGAACGTCGCCCTTTACAGGGATGTACGCTTTTTCCGAATATCCTTCAAAGCCTGTAATGGCAACGAGTCCTGCGCCGCTCAAACTGAGCAGACCGACAGAGACTCGTCGTATCAGCTTCTTTAGCGTTGGCGTCATAAGAACACCTGCAAGGCTTTTGTGATGACAGCCATCACCACACCGCCGCCTAATGCCCAAGCAACCTTTGCCGTAACAGCAACCGTGTTTGCTGAAGCCTTGGCATAAATGTGTTCGTTTTCTAGCTTCCGCTGTCTTTCATCAAGCATGTCCATCTTGTGCTGTGTCGATGAAATTGCGTTGGAAACCATCGTGAATCGCTCTTCAAGAACAGCGAGTCGCTGAAGAGTTTCCATTACGCCGCGAAGGGACTGCTTGATGTCCTGTATGTCCTGCTTAAAGTGTTCGTATTCCAGATCGACCCTGTTGTCGTTATTTGTCGTTGTCATTTTATTTTTAGTTATTATTTTTTGACAAACCCGACACTTGGTCTCTTAAGTTTCGGGACTATGTGTTTTCTTCACTATCCCGTCAATTCCCAATAATCGTTCATGACTTTTTTCTTCAATATATTTTTCGCATCGTTTGAAATCTATTCTTGGAAGATCGACAGTATTAATGTCAATATATTTTCCACTATTCGTTTCGATCAATTGCGAAACGGGGAATTTTATAGGCTCTTTTGCAATTATTTTCAAAGGAATAAGATCAGACGCACGAAAGATCGACGAAACAAAAATTCCCGAAAAATATGCAAACTTTATTCTGCATGTTTCTGCGAAAGAATTCCCCTTGGATGCCGGGCATCCACATTTGCACATATGAACATATGGGCATGTCTGACAACTTACTCGGTCATTAAGAGTATATAAGTTGTCTATGTTTATATTGTCAAAATCATAAACCGATCCCTTTATATCAGAATTAGTAATGAAATTTTGACAGGTATAAACATTTCCCTTAATATCAACAACTAGGCTATCACCATAAGGCACATTGCACTTGCAACCTATGTTATTGATATTTTTACCATTAATTATTGAATTTACAAATCCGATCCTGTAATTTCTTAAATTATAGGCAGATAAATTTTCATCCAATAATGCGGCCAATGCAACGTTTTCAGAGAATTCACAAAGCTCTTTATCGTTAAGAAGTGTCTCTTTATCTACACTTGCTCTGCCAACAGCAAGAACCGGGTCTGCTGACATGGAAATATCACGCCCGAGTTTCTTAACAAAGAACTCCCTCATCTTGATAGGATCATATGCAGCTTTGCTGTAAACCGCATTGAAGCTAAAACTCCGTATTGGAGAGTCTATTTTATCTAATTCATAAGAAGCACGATCTATGATTTTTAATATTTTTGGATCGTCTAAAATATCTTTCCCGCGTATTGCTTGACCATATGCGTCGTGGCTAACACTAAAAATAATCTTATATTTCAATAAGAAATCTACAATCTCATCAGTCAGAAGAGATCCATTTGTTATGGTTGTGATCTGAGCATTTTTGAACTTATCCCTAAGAGAAGGAATAAGTTTCTTCAAATACTTAATGTATACAAGCGGCTCTCCTCCCCATAACTCAATACGCTGTGGCTCTCCAACAAGCCACTCGTCAAGTCTAGACAAAAAGATATCAACGTCTTCTATTGTTGTCTCAACATTGTCTTTTTCATTAAAAGACTGCGAGCAATACGAACATTTGTAATTGCATCTTGTTCCAATAATAATTCTAAGATGCTTTACATGATGGCTTTTTACAGGAGAGTTAGAATATAAATAGTAGCCCAACGATTTATCGTACTCGCCATTAATGACGTTCTCACCATTAGTAAACTTCAATGTGCTATTTTTTGTGTCGTAAAAAATTGGTACGATTTTACCGTTAACCGCATCGAAGCAATCAACTTGAAATATTGCCATTCTCGAAATTCCCTCTTTCAACCAAATATTCTTTCTGAATTTTCCTCAGATAATCTTTCTGTCGTTGGATTGTTTGAACCAACTTGTTATCATCATGAATGGTTGTAACCATTCTGTCTTTCACTGCATTTTCAAGTTGTTCTTTTCCAATGCCACTTAATACATATCTTGTCAATAAATCTAATTGGGCTTCGATCATGGCTAATGAATCCAACTCGTTTATTTTCTTAAGTAGGTTTCTTTTAGCATCAGATCTCTTGAAGTAATCTCTGCTTTCAGGAATGAAATCATTGAAAACCTTATTAGATGAATAATAATTTTCAATGACCTTGTATTCAGAATCATTTACACCATCAAGCCACACATTACAGTGACCATTAAAAAACGCAGATATTCCTTCGTCTTTATTTTTTGGGACCCATAATGCACCGATGTTACTCATTGAATTTATACAATGAGCAGAATTGGTTTCCAAGATAAACGCTAGTCCTGATCTACTTTCACGACATTCTGCTCCCGTGAACTGGTATATTCCCTTTGAAATAGAGAATCCTAGATGGACTATTTCAGGAGAGTAATCAATATCGCCGAAACAAAAGCTATACCCAAAAGTGTCTCCGCCAATGATCATATTTATATTAATACCATCATTCTTTCTAGACAAAATAAGATTAGCTTCTTCTTTATTGCTTGCTTTTCTAGAAATATAAATCATATCAATCATTGCAGTTACATACACAATTGCAATCGCAGTTGTAATAATATAACGAAGTATGTTTGTGGTGAATATGGGCGCACGCAACTAATTTTCTTAAAATTGCATGAATATTGTAATTACCATCTGGAACACCTGCTTCAATTCTATTATAAGATCCAGTATCCCTAGCGTAATCATAATAATTAGGATCTTTGTGATTACTTTTTTCGTATGTTAAGTTTGATGTTTTAACATCAGATACGCTGGTATCTGATGCATCAAAATGGTGCTGATTTGTTGTTGAGAATGAAAGATTGGTTATTGTCGCATTATCGGCAGTAAGATTTCCAATTTTTTTATCTGTAGCTCCGTCACTTCCAATTCTCAAGAATGAATCAACGGTCGCCCCGCCAAGCATTTCTGCGTTTAAGCCAACATTTAATTTCTTATTGTTGATTGGAATCTGATTTGCGGCATTGCCAACGTGATAACTATCTACTTGGTCAGCGTTCAAACCTGTATTAACAACACCATTGCTGATGGGAATATTCCCTGACTTATTCCCCGCGTGATACCCATCTAACTTGTCGGCGTTCAGGTTTGTGTTTAATGTTCCATTGTTAACGGAAATGTTTCCAGAAGCGTTACCTGGCTCTTTATCATCAACCTTGTCGGCATTCAGTCCTACAATGACTTTGCCGTCTGCGCCAATCTGAAAGTCCTGCCAAGCACTCCATATTCCACCGCTCTGATAACGGGTGCAAACCTTACCTGTGCTTGTACCAAAAGCAACCTGCGTTGAATAACCGTCGGAATTGCCATATCGAATTTGAATCACACGCCATGCTGTGTCTCCACTAGGCGCGTTCAGCATATTAGATCCTTGATAGAACCCTGTCGGCATGTTCTGCCAATCGTTCAAATTCTGCTTGTCATAATTGATAACATTGCCAAATCCGCCGTCCAAATTTCGAGCGTCGCCATTAAGGTCTGCGACAACACGCCAAGTCGGCTTTGTAATATCGACAAGCTGATAGAGCTTATTTTCGTTTGTTCTGTAACATAGCATTCCCTGCTGAACATTTGTTGTCGGAAATGCCGTTCCCGCACTGCACGATAACGCTGTTTTATCGTTGTTCAGGATTAAAGGAAGCGATTCCGTCAGTGTTGTACTTGACGGAATCTCAGTATATCGTTGCATATGCAATCGTCCTTTGTTTTAATTATTGTTAGACGAAATTCATGAATTGCATACATTATATATTAAAAAGGCTCGCCAAACTAGGCGAGCCACGGCATAAACTCATGAATTTATATTCTTGATTTTTATGACTCTTTGATTTGTGCTTCCGTAATAAACACCTTTTTCATTGGTTTTCAGATGTTCAATAAACTGTCCATCAACTAAAACATCACAGAAACACAGAACAGTAGAGCAATCCACATCCTCATTGAGCTTTTCAAACTTACGTCCGCTCCAAATCCAAATAGTTTTCTTTGGAAATCTCCATCTCACTGAGCTGACGATATGCATGACCTCAATGACATTTTGTTTCTCAAATGGATCTCCGCCAAGAATTGAAAGTCCGTCAATATATGGATTGTCTAACGCTTCAAAGATTTCATTGAGCGTGTCTTCTGTGAAGCGTTTCCCTGCATTGAAATCCCAAGATTCCTTGTTGAAACAACCCTTGCAATGAAGCGTACAGCCGCTGACAAACAGCGAAACGCGAATGCCAGGTCCATTGGCTGTATCAAACTTGTTCAGACCGATGTAGTTCATTTAGCTACCATTCCAACCGTCATTCATCTTTCTTTTATGGGTGGGTTATTAGCCCACCCGCTGTCAATTACATGGACTTGCGGTTATAGATTTCACACATCTTTCCGTCGTTCATGCGAGAGTGACCATTGACATTTGAATAGCCAAGATAGCCGCAAACACGAGAAATGACCGAGATGTTGTGACTGCCGCAGTGCGGGCACTTGTTCAGCACATTTGTACTGTGCTTGCCGCAATCCTGACAGTAAGCCGAGTCAAAATTGACGCCCTGATAAAAGCCCATTTCCATGCCGCGAATAATCATTTGCTTAACAGCCTCAATGTTCTCGGGATTATCAAGACGAACGTAGCCAATATGTCCGCCTTCACAAAGATGGAAGTTCTTCTGTTCAAAGTCCTGCTTTTCAAACGGCGTAATTTCCTCCGTCACATTCACATGGAAGGAATTCGTGAAGTATTCAGGGCTGTAGTGTTCCGTATGGGCAAAAACATTATCAGCACCGACGCTCTTGCAATACTCAGCGTACTGTTTGGCCTGAGTAGCGCAGAGAGATTCGGCAGGTGTGCCATAAATGGCATAAAGATGACCATCCTGCTTCTTGAATTCTCCGATCTTTTTGTTCAGATACTTGAGAATTTCGGTAGCAAAATGCGTTTCGTCGTCAATGAGGCGCTTACCCGTCCAAAGATACGTCGCTTCATCAAGAGCCGTTACGCCGAACGATGCCGTCATGTAGCGGATCAAATCGCCGATTTCCTCATCAGGATGACGGAAGCCTTCATAAAGACCGCCCTGCGTGAAGCAAAGCGGATTGCTTGAAGCCTTCTGCTTACTGATAAATTCATAGCGCTTCGCTAAGAACGAACGGATCACTTCAAGACGATCATCCAAAATCTGCCAAAACTGTTCTTTCCAATCATTCGGATGTTCGATCTGAGCGACCTTGATAATCAGCGGGATGTTCAGAGAAACAGCGCCAATGTTACAACGTCCAATCGCGAGGTACTGCCCTTCTTCATTAGCCCAAGGCGAAAGATATGCGCGACATCCCATTGGAGACGTAATAGCCCCTGTTTCCTTGTAGAGCTTAGAAACAGTGCCGTATTCACTCGTCAGAGACAGATAGTCGGGATACATGCATGAGGCTGATGTCTCAACTGCGATATCAAACAAAGCCTTGCTTTCTTCATCATTGGCAATCTGATTCTTGTCATAAAGGAAGACAAGTTTCGGGAATACGACTGGCTGATGATTTTCACCATGTCCGTTCTTACGGGTTGTAAGAATGGCTTCACCGATCATCTTCATGACCTTGCAATCATGATCAGAAAGCGTCTTGTAATCCCACTGACCGAACGTAAGTGTGGTGAATGCAAAATCACCGCGACTTGACGGAACGGTATTGAGCTTCAGTTCAATAGACTGAAAACCCTGACGAAGTTCACGGGCAAGAGTCTTATAGGCGTACTTCTTTGCTTCGTCATACTCAAGACCCATTTCTTCCCTAAAGAACTTCAGCGCTCCAAAGAACGTCTTGTTGCAGTACGGCAGAAGCGTCTTGTCGATTTCGGGAATCGTAAATCCGCCAAACTGCTGTGCCGATGCAACTAGCGTCACGTCACCAATAACCTGAAGAGCCGACAAAACAGACTTCGGTTCGGTGTATTTGACGTTTGACATTTCAAAGCCACCTTTCATAAGGGTAGCCATGTCGAAGAGGCAACAATTGTGAACCACATATCCGTTCGCAATGAACCAAGAATCTTCCGTTTGAAGGTCATAAACAAAGATGTCTTCTGGATATTCTTGAGTGATCTTCGTGATCTTCGTGCAATTCTGCGGAACAGACCTACGTTCTCTGAGGCTGTTAGGGGCTTTTCTGATGCCTTCGGTCTTTTCCATGAATTTCTTCTGATCTTCATACTGGCTCATACGAACATGATAAAGATCATAGTTTCGCCTACCTACAATTTCGTGAGCCTTATAAATAGACGAAGAGGAATGATCCTTAGTAATAGTGGGATGATGACCAAGAGACTGCAATAACAACACAAACTGTTCTGCATACTTAGGAGCAACAGTCGAATAGCTTGTTTGCTCGCCATTGTAGTTGCCATCACAATCCATAGCCGCAGACAAGAAGTTGTATTTGATCGCCTCAGAGCCGTTCATAATGAAATTCGGGATCTCAATAAAATAAGCGCCCTTCTTGTACTTTCTGAACAGATCCCAAACAACCCCATTACAAAGCGTAATAGCCGTGCAAGGTGTCGTGCATGCCTCGGTAGGTTCACGACGAACAACATGAACATCAGGGAATGCTGTTTCTGCCGCAACCGCAAAATCAGCGAGAAGCATAGGCTTGGTACTGCTGAAATTCACCTGATAGCACCCATTGCCGGACTTGGCGACACATCCGTCAGCAAAGACATAGCCAAACATTCTGGCGAGTTCGTCCGTCACTGGGAGAATTAAAGGAATCTTCACGGCGGCACCAGGACGGAAAATTGTCAGATTCATGTAAACGTCATACGGAATCTGAATCAACTTCTTGAGCTTCTTGAACTCAGAAAGACGCATGGAAATAAGATTCTTGTTGACATCGATGTTGTTCTTTCGGCAGAAAGACTGAAGCGAATCGCCATACTTATATTCAAAGAAACGCTTCAGATACTTTACGCTTCCAATGTATGTCTTTTCCTCGTCCGCATAGTCGCAAAGATCAATGAAGTCATCATTGGTCTCAATGGTATTGTCAGACATGGAAATCATGCTGTCGCCAACATTGATTTCTTTAACATGCTTCAATACCTCTTCCCCTGCTTCATTCGTAACAGGGATTCTATGATTAGCCGTAGCTTTGAGTTCTAAACCATTGCGAAGATGGATTCGATAAAGAGGTTCGCCCTCTTTGATCTTACGAACAGAAATGCCTTCAAGAGCAACCCAACCATTGCGAGACAGGATCTGAATGCCGCGACGAAGCGAAAAAACCCCTTCTCCCACGCCAAGACGTTCACGAAGATCGTCAAGGCGGATTGTCGAAATTTCTCCCTTTTCACGAATTACAACCCAAGTTGTACCTTCTAGGCAGTTGAACGAGCCGAGAATCATGTCGCGCATATCATGGATGTAGATATCACCGCGATCAATGAGTTCTTTTTCACGCTTTGAAAGATAGAACTGCTTGTAGAGGCTCTTGGTGAGATAGCCTTTGATGAGGGAACCCTTCGTACTGACTAAAGAAGAGTCAAAGTTGGCATTCTCTCTGTCACCAAGACGGAGGACATCGTCAGCATCCTGACGTAACTTTTCAAACGTCTTGGCGTAGTTGGTCTTGTAATAGCGATATTCTGCGTAGGACTCAGAAACGTCCTTTAAGCCAACCGCACGAAGAACTCCAATAACGATTTCATGGAGCTGTGCGACCGTCACGTTTTCCGTTGTAATGCGTTCGACAACTCCAAACACAATGTCAGACATCGTGTTGTCATCAATAACCTTGTCGCAACGGAACGCGGCTTTTGCGACAGCATTTTTAATCTTGTTCTTGTCAAATTCCTCTAAGGAATTGTCTTTCTTAATAACCTTTAACATGTTGCTTACCCTACAGACGAATTGACCCGCAGTTACGCGGGTCAATTCATTGTTCATTTCAGCGATAAACGTAAACCATCTATAGCTAGTTTACTATTTATATGCAAGGTTCGCTATTACCTCTATCTGGTACATAATAATGCATTGAACCTTGTTTCTCTTATTAAGATGATCGCCTCTGACTTCTTATAGTCTGCGATCATGTTCCGTCGTTTAATATCATTACAAAACATGTCATTGCCTCGCTATGTTAAAAAGAACAGATCTACTGAGCATGTGCTTCTGTGTTAAAAAGTCAGGCTGTCATATCGACTAATCTGAGCCTGTGGCATTCGCCAATTCGTGTAGCTCTGTCCGATTGGTTTGAGTTAGATTGTTTTCTATCTATCCTCAGAAAGGATTATCGACCATTCCGAAGCCAAAATGTAGGAACATATGCGAATAACGTATTAGAGGAAACCCTTAGTTTCCTCTAGTCTCTGTTTTTATTTATAGGCGACGGCTACATACCCGAGGATGCAAATGAACAGCATCCACATTGTGTATCGAGAAAATTGATTACGAAGGTCATTTCCGTATTCTTTGATGATCTTCTTCTTGACTGCCATCTTTGATCGTAAGAGATTGATTTTTTCTTCATCGTCTTTAGGAGACGGCACATCAATTCCGCAGTCCTTCATCATGGCGATAAAGCTATCGCACTCTTCATCCAGTTCTTTTCTCTCTACGAAAATCATCTATCAGCACTTCTTCTTACGTTCGACAACCATATTCTTCTCCTAGGCTAAGTTTTCTCGTTCTGTCTCGGGCGGCTTACTTATAAACTTCGCCCGTGATCTCTTCATACTGGTTCTTCGTGATGAACCCCTTCTTGACAAGATTCTTAAGCATCGCTTTGTTCCAAAGACCCTTGTCGTAATAAGACTGCGCTTTTTCAAAATTACTCATCTTCCGCCACCTGATCTCGTTCAGACTCTTCCTGAGGAATTTCAATATCGGCCATGATGGCCACATATTCCAAAATGGCTTTCGTGCGTTCAATTTCGGATGCACGGTAATCAGCCATCCGATCATCTTCAGGATTTGCTACTTTCTTAATTTTCATTTGCTGTTCTCCACAATTGCTGTAAATATTTGTCCATACGATTGACTAACTTCCATGAGTTTCCTTCTAGCGCGTATGTTCTCCACGACTCATAGCACTCTTGAACTTTTTGAGGTGTGACAATTCCCTTCTTGGCCAGATTAACCAACCGCCTTAGTTTTCTCTTTTCGTGCCTGACAATGTCAGACTTGATTGTCATTACAACTTTCCCCGTATCGGTTAAACGATACGTAAAGCCAAGAAAATCAAAACCTTTTGATAATCGAACAAATTTTGTCTTTCTTGGGTGGAAATCAAACTTCAACTTTGATAATTCCTCGCTGACAACCATTAATACAAAACCCGCATAATCAAGAGAGTCGACCAGAATCCAAAAGTCGTCCATGTAGCGAATGTAATGCTTAACATGAAGCCTTTCTTTAATAAAGTGATCGATGCGATTCAGAACGCTGATACCCGCGATTTGCACCATTTGGCTACCAGGGTTAAAACCCTTGTCGCCCGCATATTGCGCTCTAAGCACATCCGTTACCATCCGATGAATATCAGTCGGCACGTATCGAGCGAACTCGTCGTAGACAGTCTGATGATCCATCGTCGGATAATAAGATTTCACGTCTATTTGAAGTATCCACCCATCGGTTCCGTGTTCGCGAAACCATCGGCGAAGATGTTCTTTGATTCTTCTTCTAGCAAAGGAAGTACCCTTGCCCTTCTGACACGCCGCGTTGTCAAAGATAAAAGAGCGCGTACATTGCGGGTACAACGCTAGGTCATTGATCGAGCGCTGATACACGCGATCCTTGAAAGGGATTGACAGACCCTCTCTAACTTTCGGATACGTGATGAGGATCGGCCTCGGGCGGCTTGACTTCCATTGTCCGCCCTTGAGCTTCTCGCTCATCCGATAGATCTCGGTCACGTCATTAAGAATGAAGTGCTTCACTGTCGGCTTCCATGAGACGCCGCGTCTGCACTTTGTGTAGCTCTCGTAGAGCGAGTCGTAACTGATGATCTCTTCTCGATTCATAAAAGTCTTCCGCGCTTGTAGCAGAGCAAGGCTCAGTGAGTCTTCCGCGTCGCGGTCGTATTGTTCGCCCTTATCGGGACGGGATTTCGGCTCCTTGCGTAGCTTTTCGAGCTAACAGCGCTACACGCCGTCTTTTATGCTCGTCAGCACGTAATCGGGGACAGGACGTAACGAGTTGCTCGCGTTGTTGTTGTTGACATAGCCCGTGGAATTCACATTCCACGTATTATTCGCGTTCCAACGGCTGGCCGAGCGCAACCTGACGTTCTGAGGATACAGCCTACGTCCCAAATTTTTCTTTGTATCGCTCTCTGTCCTTTTCGTGCCAATGACTCAGCAGAGAGCGTGTATCTTCGAGTAAACCAACCCAAAAGCCCGTTTTGCCTGCACGAAGATGGAGCAAAGCCCTCGCCATACTGATGAGGTACCTCATCCTTCCGCAAAGCGCAATCGCCTCTTTCTGGAGTGCTTCTCGCCGATTCCAGTCTTCAGCGGACTTCACCATGATGTCATTGGCTGTGCAGGTGTTGAGGTAGATATCCTTTGCTGTCTTGACTAGATCGGTAGTCAAAGACAGCCTATACTGCGGCAGAAAGTATTTCTCGTTCGCACAGATCCTGATCGTATGCAATGCAAGTTCCCTCGCTCTGGCTCCTGCTATAAGATAGGAGTTTGCGACAGTATCGGGCACGTTTCTTTTGCCTACAGGGACGGACATGCTCTTTGGTTCCTTGAAAGGGGCGGCAGTGGCCGCCACCGATGATTAGATTCGACCGATTACGCAAGCGGGGACAGGA